AGATGGTGTTGATGCTGACTTAGTTGAGGGCATAGAAAGAACAGGTGGTAAAGGTAAGCCCCCAGAAAAATCTTGGGGTGCAAGATTAGTAGAAATAGCTAAAGACCCTATTACTAATATAAGTAATTACTTTGGAAACTTTAGACAGAACTTTATAGATAAATTAGATGCTGTTGATAAAGCAATTGTTAATGCTATTGAAACTAATGAAGAAGTAAGACAAGCTAATAATACAGCAGATACTGCAACTATGGCTGCTATTAGATTAGCAGATAGAGCCAGAGGTTTGTTTCAACAAATGCTTACTAAAGGCACTATAAATAGCCGTATAGAAGGAGAAGATTCTTTAGCTAATGTTATTAAAAGTGAAGATGGAGGGTTAATAGAAATACTATCTCCTCTTTACTCAAGACCTGAATTAGATTTAGAAAGAATATTTAAGTTTTATGCTTCTCTTAAAAGAACACAAGAGTTTGATAAAAATGGTAGATTAGTAGCCTCTCCTATTACAGAAGCTGATTTTGCTCTTATAGATAAAATTGAAGCTCAGTATCCTGAAGTTAAAAATGTATTTGATGCTTATCAAAGATGGAACAATGAATTAATTACTTTTGCAGAAGAAAAAGGATTATTAAGTAAATTTAAATCTAATAATGAAATTATAAAAGAACTTGCAGAAAAAGTAGAAAAAGGCGAAATAACTTTAGACCCATCTTTAATTCCTAGTTTAGTTGAATTATCCAATGCTAATAATGGACTAAGTGTAGAAGAGATTGTAAATATTGGTAATCAATACGGAATAGATACAAGAGGACAGGCAGAAATTTGGAGAGAGCAATCTTCATATTATCCTTTCTATAGGAATATGGTAGATGATTCTGGTATAACTGCACCAACAATAGCAGGTGGTGCATTACCTAATAATCCTTTAAGTATAAAACTAGAAGGTTCTGAAGATATATTAAATGTTGATCCTCTTGAAGCAATAACTAGAAACTCTTTATCTATTCTTACAGCTTCATTAAAAAATGATGGATTAAATAAATTAATAAGAGACCTAGAGTTAGTTGGTGAAGCTAAGTTAATAAGTCCTGAACAAGCAGGTAAAACAGATTCTATATTTGTTTTTAGAGAGGGAATTAAATATCACTATGCAGTAGATAGCAATTTAGTTGAAGGCATACAAGGTATAGGTGGTGTAGGAACTGGACCAATACAAAAAGTTTTAGCTCTACCAGCAGCTTTACTTAGAGATACAGTTACTCGTGACCCTGGATTTGTTGTAGTTAATATACTCAGAGATACATTGTCATCTGCTGTAACAAGTGGTGCTGACTTTGTGCCAGTCAAAGATTCTTTAGTCAATATGTTTAGAGACATGGAAGACTTAGAACAATTTGGTGTTTTAGGTGGATATGATTTTTCCAATGATGAGGGTAGTGTTAAACAATACATAACTCGTACCATGAGACAACAAGGACTATCACCTAGTAATGGTATGTCCGCTAAAGATGCTTTCTTTAAATTATGGGATGGACTTGGAGCTTTAACTACAAAATCAGACGGAGCTACTCGTTTAGCGGTATATGAAGCAGTACATAAAAAATTAAAAGACCAAGGATACACAGAAGCACAGGCTCAATCTGAAGCTGCTTATCAGGCACTAGAAATAATTAATTTCGGCAGAAGAGGACAAGACCCTTTATTTAGAGTTATAACATCTGCAATACCTTTCTTAAATGCAAGAGTACAAGGTCTAGATGTTTTATATAGATCATTTACTGGTCAATATTCTGCTGTAGAAAAACTACAAGCTAACGAAACATTAGAAGATGTACAAAATAGAATACTTAGAAAAGCAGCACTTAACGCTTCATTACTAACGTCTATCACTCTTTTATACTATTTAATGGTGCATGATACAGATGAATACAGAAATCTAAAACGTGAGGTCAGAGATGATAACTGGGTAGTACCAACACCATTTGATTATGCTATTAAGATACCAATACCTTTTGAAGTAGGTATGTTATTTAAGGCTATACCTGAAAGAGTATTTGACTTAACCCTAGGTGATGATGCTTTCAGTCAAAAATCAGTTGATGAATTATTAACATCAACAGGTCGTCAATTAGAGACATCTTTAAATCTTCCATTTATACAACCTGGAGGTGGACTACAAATACTTAAACCTTTAGCTGAAGCAGTCAGTAATAGAAATAGTTACACAGGACAAGACATTGTTCCTTACTATCAACTTCAAAGAGAACCTGGATTGCAAGCTAGAACTACTACCAATCAATTAGCCAAAGAAATCGGTGAACTGTTTAACATATCACCCGCCAAGATAGAGCACGTTTTAAGAGGTTATACGGGTACTTTAGGAGGATATGTACTCGCACTAGCAGACACACTAACTCGTGGTGCTACAGGCGAACCTATCCTTCCTAACAATGTTGATTTAGCCAAACAATTACCTGTTGTTAATAGGCTTCTATTGGACACAGAAAAGGCGGGAGGACTGCAACAACAATTCTATGAACTTAGAAGTGAAGTAGATAGAGCAGTAGCTACGATTAACGCTCTCAAGAAACAACAACGCTTTGATGAACTATCAGCTTACAGAAGCAATATGAAAGGTGTTGTGGGGGTCAAGGGTCAAGTAAGAGCCTTAGAAAGATACTTGGACAATTGGAGAAAGAAAAGAGACAGATTGATGAGAAACGAAAACATATCTGTAATTGCCAAGTCAGACAAGCTTAGAGAAATGGAACTAGAAAGAGATAGAAGACTAGCCTTCGTTCCTGAACTAAGAAAAAGAGCTAGAGTGCCCGTCATAAATCTGAACCTCTAATTCATCTATAAGTTTCTCTTCTTTCAACTGTTTCAGCCTAAAGAACTCATTGTGTTCAGGGTAACGAGCATGGAATAAACGGGCATAGAAGCCTATATAGTCATTACTTATCTTGAACTCTCCTCCGTTAGTTTCTATCTCACTATGCCACCTAATGCGATTAACTATCGCCCAATGAGAGTAATGCTTTCTTCCTGTGGCAATTGCTTCCAAAGTATACTGCTCAAACTTCTCCCACACTTCAGGGTTTTGTTTGTGCCATTCCCACCAAGCTTCCTTCCTTTCTTGTAAATCATCTTTTAATTGTTCTACTAATTTCATATCGCCTCCAGATTTAATTAACCAGTAAATATTTTTTTCTCTGAGATGGTAAAGATTTCCAACAAACACCTCGGATTATCTTTATCCACCCCCCCAAATTTATAAACCACTTCTTTGATTTGTTCAAAGCTATCATCTTCTAGTATCTCTGCCTTCACCAAAGCATCACAAGCAAACTTGTCTATGATTGAACAGGGATTACTAATGTCTAATCTTCTATTACTTCTAGCGTAATAGGTAAATACCAACTTCACAGGCTCGGTAAACCTCGGATAATCTTTAATCCTTTCTACTAATTGTTCTGAGTAAAGTTTCTTTGAAGTAGACAACACTCGGTAATGTGCGTTGCGGTAGTTGTTTAGGTTCAGTATGAACTTCTTTTTCTTGGAGTAGTAGATTTCGAGGGGCAGCTCGATAAGGATCGAATTTTCTGTGACTGGTAAATATTTTTTTTGTGCAGCGTCACGCTGCGTGTTATTTTTCAATAAAAACCAAAAAGGTATCATTATCTTTCCTCACCATTGCTACAACATCCTCATCCTTCATTTTCCTTTCTGCACCTGTAAATGACTTAGCTTTAATCTCGCTAGCTTCTATAACCAACTGTTCATCTGTACTGTCAAACGTAATTGATTTAAGTCTCATCTAGTATTTCCTTTACTTGATCTAATAATTCTTGTTCTGTTCCGTATCGCTTTTCAAACTCTTTCTTCCAAGGATGCCTACTGACCCACATACCATTCATTGTTCCTTCTCGGTGATGCTGAAAGCAAAGAGGTAACACTAATAAATGTGCATTATCTTTTGTCTTGCCTTGAGTATGGTGAATCTCACTCGGTACAAATAGGTTGCCTTGATTCCTACAGACAATACATCCTATTTGGCTTACCTTGTCCATATGTCTTTTCTCTTCAGCAGTAGGGTTTCTTCCTTTCATGCACCATATCTAGCTTGCTCTTTCCTAGCAGATACTTGTTTAGTTCTCCACTCCTCAAAACCTACCTCTAATCCTTTCAGATTTACCTTGAGAGCAGACAAAGTTCCTTTTGCCACTCCAACTCTAAGTCTAGCTTCATACAACTCGTCTGAAGCTTCTGCGTAAGTTTCCTGTGCTGATGTTGTTTTGATTCCCTCTCCCAAGGCTTTGAGTTTTAACTGTGCTTGTAGTTTCTTTACTTTAGCTTCACACTTATGCACCTCATACTCGGTCTGTTCCATTGTCGGAGCAAGACTTCGGATTTTGTGCATCCAATTCTCTTGTTGTTCCATGTTGATTTTCCTGTGACTGGTTAATATTTTTTTTGCTGATGGTAGCAGGATCAGAGTTTCTGAATATGCGATCAAAGTTTTCTTGAAACTTATTATTGTCTTCAGGTCTTCTTTTACTGCCCTTGCTCATCTGTCTTTAAGTAGATTGCTGATAGTTTCTTTGATTGATTTTCTTCCATACTGTTCACTAAATACTCTCTCAGCAATAGTACGAGAGTAGGGTTCTTCGTTGTTATCCCTTCTCTCTTTACTGTTCATGGAGTACCAAGTGTTGAAGTTACCTTCATAGGAATCGTTATCGTCATATTCAAATACTTCACTCATGTTTCCCCCTTATTTCTTGAAATTCATCTAGTATCTTTTTGGTTTTACCATACATATCATGGATAACCCTAGAATAGCTTTCAGATTTAATAGATACATGATTATCGTGTGCTTCATCTTCATGCACTATGCAATAATCTAAATAATCATTTATATCTTTTATCTTACTCATAACATCTTCATGCCTACAAATAGGACATCCATATCCTTTCAGATGTTCGTCAGGAGTAGCTAAGAAATCACCATGACGAGGACATCCTATTGTGGTGTCCTCATCCATGATTATATATTTATCTTCAGAAGGGGATATCATCATCACTCAATTCAGGCTTTGCTTGCTCAACAACAGGCGGTGTAGGTTCAGCCTGTCTTTGTGGTTGAGGTATATCCAAACGAGCATACTTGTACTCATTGCCATTCTTAGAAGTTCTATCCCAAAGGGCAACTCGCATTTCTGCTTCTTCCCCACCTTTTACTTTCTCCACTAAAGCTTTAAGTAGATTCTTATCTAAAGTAACCTTGCCTGTCCAATCAGGTTGCTTATCGTTCTGCTTATAGTTATTAGTGTAGATTGCTCCGTCACTCTGCATTCTCTCTTCCATTACTTCACCTCCTTAGATGATTCTTTTAAATTTTCTACATATTGAAGAGATAGATCATCTAACCTTTTCTTTTGGTCAGGGAATTTATCTTTCAACACCTTTATCTGTTCGGCATTAGCTTTGTATTGACCTTTAACTTCTTCAGGAGTCTCAGCAATAGTTACTACCTTTAAAAATCCGTCAACAAAAGCATTCGCCCACGCTTCGTTATAATCAAAGTCGTCTTCCTGTTTAGGTTCTTCCTTTACAGGTTCTTCCTTCTTAGGTTCAGGCTTCTTTCCAACAGGCTTCTCTTCTTTGGCATCAGCATCAGGCAAGTCTTCACCCGCATAAATGTAATGCCCTAAACCCCACATACCTAAACACTTAGTCAAACACCTCATCTTAGAAGTGTTTACTTGAAATGAATTAGGATTGATTACAGGTTGGTTCTTGTGGTTCATTATGGGTAGCCACATTTCCCTAACGAGATCACCTATGGAAACTCTACACCTAACTTCACAAGTTCCGTCAGGCAAGGTAACAAAAGGAACATGGTTATCATCCTCATAGAAACTATACTTAGCTTCAGGATAATGCTCCATTAATACACCCCATGCCCATGCCCAAGAAAGATAAGTTAAGTTCATCTTCTTCTCTGTATGCTCAGATACATCTACCTTAGATAAAGTATCCCATACATCCTTATACGTTAAATCAGCCACTACGCTACCTCCTTATTTTTAGTTAGTCGTTTATATTTATCTTCAAATTCACACATCATGTCAGATTCAGGCAAGTGCTTACTCATTATGATTGCATCTGTCATAGATAATTTTTTCATTGTTTGCACGCTATAAAGTTCGTGATCACCCCAATAAGCATCTTGTTCTTCATCCCATTCAAGATCAGAACAACAAGCATATTCAAGAATAGTTTGCTCCTCTAAGTCCATGCCTTCGTTTTCAAACTTAATCTTAGAAAAGTATGTTTCCAAGTCAGGACAGATAATAAGAAATCTATCTATGAATTCTTTATCACCACTCCTTGTCCAAGTCTCAATATAGTAATTGCATCTAGGTATCATCTGTCACCCCCCATATCTATGATTAAATGATCTTTCATCCACTCTCTGCTGATTCCTTCTTCAGCTAGCTTATCCTTCATGCGATTCTCATATCGCTTGAGCATAGCTTTATTTCGTCTTTCTTTTACTTTGTTATTCATCACCCACCTCGCTAGGGTCGTAGTTTTTATTTAATTTCCAATATGCCAATAAAGCATTGAACATATCCCTGTGTCTCGGATGTGTCACTTCATCCCATACATGACAAGCAATTAAGCTTGTGTCCTCTCTATCAATAAAGATAGAAATACGTTCCGCAGTCTCAAACCCACATCCTTGAACGTAGGCTGATAACTGCATACCATGTTCGTCATATACCAATCTATTAGGGTCTTTGCCCCTCAAGTCATCTTTGGTTTTAAAATCTATAAATATCCCTGTTTCAGAATACAAGTCTATCTTTCCTCCATAGCCTTCTTTAGCACAAAAGGAATCCTCTGCTATCCATGTTTCTAAGGGGTAATGTTCATCTAGCCAATCTTTTACTGCTAGATATGGTTCTGATTCTTTGCCTGATATAAATCCTTCTTCTATTTCGTAGTGTATCTCGCTTCCTCTTTCTGCTGATTTTTGTCCTACTAATTTAGAATGCTCTCTAGTCCTTCTTATATATTCATCTATGGTTTCATTAGGCTCTATATCCAAAACCATAGTAGACTTGATTGCTTCTTTTATTTTCCATTCCTCCAAGGCGGGCTTTGCAGATACACCAAGAATGCCTGTGACTGAAGGAACGAATCTATGTTTTCTTGCATCAGCTAACGTGGTGTTTCTTTCTTTGCCATTAGCACCTATGATTGTGTACATAGGCTCACCTTCTTGTGTATACCAATGCCCTGATTCTGAAGTGTGTTTATCTGTCATCTTCACTTTCCTCTTTCTTATATGCACACACAACAAAGTTATATCCCTCTGCATCTGTATCTAAATCTAATAGGTCAGTAAGAATAGTTAGCACGTTTACTTTATGGGATTCAGCATAATCAACACCAAACCACACACCTTTAGGTGCTACTGTCCACCCCCCTTTTTCTAGTTCTTTTCTAGTTATCATTTCGTGTTTACTCATATTCTCCACACCCCTACACCCTCTTCTCTAGTTAGGACACGAAACTTAGCTTCAGGATGTTTGTGTGTATATCTCAGGCAATAGTTTCTAATTATCTTTATCTCTTGCCTTATCTTTCCTTTAGGAAGTTCAATCATAATATGATCACCCTCCTTCATGTCCTCCAATGGGAGGTCATATTTCCTAGGCTTGCCCCTACCAACAGGCAAGGGTACACCTTCCTTAATTTCAAATTCCATTAGTTACTCCTTTTGATTTGTTCCACGTGAAACTGTTGCTCATTTATCGCTCCAACTAATAATGATTTAATGATGTTACCATGAAGTCTTGATAATGTGCAAGTTATAATTTATAGTGTCTGAATGGAGAAGCAACTAGCGAAAATAGACTCTTTAATTGTCAAACAGGCAGTAAGAGATGTAGCTAGTAAAGACGTGAATACATCTACTGAAGCACTCTCCTATTTTATCTCAAAAGATTTTTATGATCTGTGCCAAAGAAATAATATGGATGCAGATATGATTCTAATGAGCATAAAAGAATTGAATAAATACCCATTGTTATCACGAAAAAAAATGTCAAATGACATAGCTAGAGTTATTGATAGGCAGTTCGTGTGAGGGGTATATAGTAAGTATAGATATACTTACTAAGTTTTAATTAATAAGTAACTACTAAGTAGTAAGTATATACATCATGGAGCAAAAAAAATGGAGAGTCAAGAAAAAAGAGAAAGAGAGGATATCAGAAATCACATTCAGCATAATCCAAAAACGAATGATTATAGGCACGGACAATACAAAATAACTTGTCCTAGTTGTCAAAATCAAAGAACCAAAAACAGAGGTGACACACCTCTATCGGTGAACATAAATTCAGAGACAATAGTTTATCATTGTCATCATTGTGGCATACAGGGAGCAATGTCTAGAGATCAAGGAGCAAGAATGAAAGTAGTGAAAGCAGAACCAAAACCTAAAAAAATTAAATTACCTGAAACAAATACAGAGGGAAAGGCAGTCAAATGGTTGGCAGATAGAGGGATAAGTATTGAAACGGCAGAAGCTTCTGGCTGTGTGCTGTCAGAAAAAAATAATTTACCAGTCATAGGTTTTACCTTCGCCTCGGAGGGGGAGACCATTGCGGTGAAGTGGAGGTCAGCAAATGGGAGTAAGGATTTTTGGTGGGATAACAACGCTACTAAATTGTGGGGCAGACAAGTACACAATGATAGTTTACCTACAATTGAATCAACAATAGTAATCACAGAAGGGGAGATAGATACACTCGCTATCAAAGAAGCTTTTAAAGATCACAGTAACATAGACGTTTACTCAGTACCCAATGGTGCACCCAACAAGATTACTGATACCAAGATAGACCCCTCAGAAGACGGAAGGTTTAAATATATATGGGAAGATAGACACTTGTTTGAAGGAGTTGATAGGATAATTCTCGCTACAGATTCAGATGATAATGGTCAGATACTTGCAGATGAGTTGTCTCGTAGACTCAACAAGGCTAGATGTTACATAGTAGATTACAAAGGTCATAAAGATGCCAATGAATTACTTATCAATACAGACTCGGATACTGTCAGGAAACAGATACTAAACGCAGAGCCTATCCCTTTACATGGTTTAAACAACATTGACTTCTATGCTGATGAGTTCCAAAACCTTTATGAACAAGGTAAGCCTAGAGGTGTAAGCACAGGCTTTGATTCGGTAGATAAACTATTCACATTACAGACAGGTTATCTCAACGTAGTAACAGGATACCCTGGTGACGGAAAGTCTGCATTTATAGATCAAGTCATAGTAAATGTAGCTAAAAACTATGGTTGGAAAACGTGCTTCTGTTCCTTTGAAAAACCGCCTACATTGCACTCAGTACAGATTGCTCAATGCCTTGTCGGTAAACCTTTCTTTGAAGGGCAGAATCAAAGGATGACACAAGAAGAGAAAGACTTTGCTCAGAGTTGGATAAACGATCACATCTTATTCCAAGACTATCAAGACGGAGGATTGCCTACAATAGAATCAATACTAGAGAAAGGTGCTAGTGCGGTTATGCGATATGGCATAAGGATTCTAGTGATAGACCCTTATAACTTTATACATACAGACCACAAAGGATTAGAGACTGATGCGGTTAGCGATATGCTTACGAAGGTTCAATTGTTTGCGAAGCAACATGATGTAGCAGTTTTTTTTGTAGCACACCCAACAAAACCCGCAGAACGTGGTAAGAAGACAATAGTAACAGGGGTTGATATAGCTAAGTCAATGGCATGGTTTAGTAAAGCAGATATGGGGTTGACTGTATTTAGAGGTGATAGTAGTGTTACAGTTAATGTTTGGAAGGCAAGGTGGGGTTGGTCAGCACAATGCGGTTCAACAGACCTTACATTTAATCCTGTAAATGGGAGATATGCAGAAGCAGAAGAAATACAAGACGACTACGATTGGGATTTCTAAACAAGAAATTCACGTCAATGATGTCGGCAGTCCACATCTGCACAAACATCACGAAGTTGTAATAAGGGTTTTTAATAATACAAAAGTTGGTCGAGCCATAGTGTTAGACCAACACCTTATTGACGTTCTATTTAACGAAGACCACTTAGACTCAAGACAACATAGTGTCTGTGATAAGTATCTCGGAATGATATCCAAGTCAGGAACTTTTCCAGCCGCTCCCCAGCTTTCAGAAAGAATATTTACTGGTAATAAGAATTCTCAGCCTCTACCCAAGTCCTGTATTTTGATCGGTGTTCAGAGAAACATTAAAGAAATCTGTGGGAATGCCAAAGAAAGAGTGTTTTGGAAACTCATGGTAGATAATCCCAATAAGATAAGTATCTTAGAGTTAGAAATCATAAAGGAGTGTGCTAACGCACTATTGAATTATTGGTATGTCAGTCAGGAAAATCCTGTTTCTTTGTTTCAGCAAGCCCTGTTAAACCCACACCAATAGAAACTGTTTCGCTTGTAACTGAACCTGAATAGATATCTTTTCCTTCTTGTTCTGCTATATCCTCTACTGCTTCTTTTGATTCTTGTAAAAGCTTTTCAACTGCAACATTCTTTTCATCTGCCATACTGTGAATCATATGAATGATCTGTTTGTTGAGTGATCGGCTTTCTTTTTTAGCTAGTGCATGGGCAAGATCATAAGTTTCTTGCGAGCATCTAATGAATAGACTTTTCATCTTTACCTTCCTCTTCTTGTTCTCTGTAAACTATCTCAGGTGACTCTTGCACTTCAGCTATAGCTACACTTTCTCTACCCACTTGATAAAATCTGTTTTCTTCTAGCTGATGTATGGCTGATTCTAATAGCCATTCGTTAGACACAATCAAAGGGTCATCTAATAATGAAATAGCAAAACTCAACGCATCAATCTCACTATCAAAAACCCAAACTAAGTGTACCCATTTGGCACTACTCTTAGTTGAAAACACATTCCTAGGGTCAGGTATATCTAATTGATAAGTGTGTCTTACTACTGCAAACATCCATTCATTATAGGCAAAATGCTATCAAATTGAAAGCGACTGAACACATTGATTGGTAGTGTTACTACTTGCATTACTTGTAGTGTTACCCATTGCTGTATTTCCTACACCAGTTGTATTCAGTAGCACTAGAGAGAATATTTACTGGTTATAGATATTTATTCGGTTAATCACGCCTACTGCTGTATTATTACGCCATTCCTCATCTCTTTCCTACACTACCCCTTATTAGTGCCTGTAGTATTTGCAATGACTTTCACAAATTTAGACCAAAAAAAAGAGAGATAAGTATTTGACTACCTATCTCTCTCTATACATCTACTAACTAGACATGGAGGTTTCATTCGTGAAAATGAATCACTAATATAAACGATCTGATTGCACAATGCAATACTTATCCACAATTAATTCACAGATTTATCCACAGAAATTTACTGGTAAATAGAATATTTTTCACATCCATACCAACATCTTGTGCCAAACCTGTACGTCAGACACTATATCTAGAAAATGTAAAAGTAGTTTAGATGTCAAGTTCTGTTTTCTCCTTAAAGCTAGGCAGTATCGTCAAGCTTTGTGAGTTAATCGTCATTAACTTCGTTCTTCTGCTAACCAAAGTCTCCACTTTGAAAATGTCAGGCATCTAAACTCTTTTACCTTGATGATTCTAGAATGTCTTAGCGACAAAGTATGTCGTATCTAATCTTGCTTTTCATACATGGTTAAAAGTTCACCTCTTTTCAGTAGAAACTTCTGCCATTCAAATAGAAGGTAGTAAAAGTCCTCTTCGCTTTTCACCACAGGATAAGGCTCACCCCATTCCTCTACGCAATTTAGTTCTTTAAAGAATTCCAACATCAACCACATAGTAATTAACGTACCCATGTCTGCTTTATTTATATTTGCTTTTGTTATATCCATAATTATATTTAATTAAGATTGAAACTATTTCCAATCACTACTCTAATATGTCAACGAAAACCAAAAACAGCCGTTTTTTTATTGTCTTTTTTTCATTGACAAAATAACCAAAAAACCACAGGTACGAAAAACACAGCAATAGGTCGTCTGTAACCCAATAAAAACCTATGACTGGTAAATATTTTATTTGCGGCAGGACAAAAGACGGGATTTCGCTGTAAAATTTAGACCAAAAAAAAAGGCGGTAACTACCTAAGTAGCTACCGCCTTTAATTTATTTTCTCCTATTCTTGATTCATATGTCCTTCGTGACAAACCTCACAACCGCAAGTCTCACCATTAACATATTCAACACTAGGATTTCCACATACTTCACAAGGATGTATTGTAATTACAAATTTATTCATTGTGATACCTCCTCATCTTCCCAAGGCAAACCCCTAGGGTATTTGCCAAAGGGAGGATTGAAACCAACAGGATAAACATACAGATGATATTGATCTGCGACATTCACCAATTGACACTCAGGAGGGTATAACTCAACCGCCCACCTATCTTTTCCGTTTTCGCAAAGAGCATTTTTGATCTGTTGCAAGTCAGTCCAAGAACGAACAGGTTTTCTATCAAGTCTTTTGATAGATAGATATGCCATACCTAAACGACATAACTCATCATCATAAATTTCGTCAGTCTCCTTTCCAACGTAAACATAAACTTGATAGGTATCATTCAAATAAACTTTGCATGAAGTTAGTCTGTTGTATTGCCTTTTAGCTTCCTCCCAAGAAAGGTTATAAGGATTCTTTTCCTGTATGTCCTTTATCCTTTCTTTTATGGGCATATCTTCAGGGTACAAACTTCCTTCAACAAATTTATCCAAAGTTTTAGAACCTAGATTTCTATCAATCATTTAGACACCTCCAAGATTACTCTTTTCTCTTTACCTTTACCTTTCAAAGAAAAAGTAACAGTATCACCAACATCTGCTTGAGCCTTGATACCTTTAATAGATATCCTCCTATCTGCTCTAGCATTTTTAGTCCTGTAACATTTGACGACTGTTTTAGTGCCATCCTCAAACTCAGCTTGAAAACTGTGCCAAGAACCACTCAACATATCATCAAAGAATACATCTTGAGTCTTAACAAACTCTCTAATGCTAGCATTAGCATCAATGATATGTTTGTTAAGCATTGTTTTAGTTAATTTAATAACCGCATTGGTTTTTATAACCAACCATTCTTTTTCATTACTCATAATTTCCTCCATTGTAAGTAATAGTTAGTAAAACTGATTTCAAGGATTTTTCCTCTCATCAGGCAAAAACACACATTTTTGCTATCAGTTTTTAAAAATTGGCTTTCATAAGTCCAACCTAAGAGCGAAACTGAAGGTAAGTTAACCTAGGACACCTCCTAAATTAACCTACCTTTAGAATCCACTTATGCGTAGAAGTCAGCAGTATCAACGTAAACCACCTCACCAAAAGGAAGGTTTTCAGAGTAACGACTCTTATCGGTTACGCACCACACTACAGGACACTCAGGCTCTTGCTCAGGCTCTACAGTTCCATATCCATCCGTAAAGTAAACAAAGGCTTGAACGTCTTCCACATCATCAGACCATTCATTGAACAGATGAAAGGGAGGGTCAAAGGAAGTTCCACCCCCACCACGAACCTTGAGTTCTAGGTCTTCACCTTGATTAAGTTCGTAGATATCCCACCATTCACCTTGATCATTTTTCACTACTGTAGAAGCACAGTAGCAAACTCTAACCTTGTCCAATCCGCAGTCTTCAGCCATAGCTTGTACTTCACTCGCAAACTGATCTAGTTCGTGTTGTGAAACACTTCCGCTAGTATCAACCGCAATAGCAAGTTCTCCTCCTTCAGGATTACGAACCTTGCTAGGTAAGTTGATACCTCTCCACGCATGACGTTTATTAAGTCTAGACCAAGAATAGTCATTGCAAGTCAACGACTGTAAGAAGTCATTCAACATATCTTTCCAAGATATAGCTGATTCTTTCTCACTTTCAATGCCACCTTTCATATTAGAAGTACCGCTTCCAAATTGCTCTAGCTTGTCAGCTAGTGAAACTGCTCTTTGAATCTCGCCTTTGAGTTCTTGCATTTCTGCTTCGTTCATTGGCTTGCCTTCTTCGTTAGTAGCATCCCAAACTTCTCCAATTGCGGAAGGAAGATTATCAAGATCACTCGAAATTGATTTACCCCCCCTTGGGGAATCTTCATGATATTTTCCTTTACCAGTCAATGATTGATCTTCTCCTTGATCATCAGACTCAGAATCCCCCCCACCTTCGGAATCTTGCGACTCTTCAGGCTTGTGTTCTTCGTTGTCATTGTTGATCTGATCTACCGCATCTTGCAAGGCATCCTCATCTTTAATCAGATGTTGATACACCTTCTCAGCAGTCCAACCTTTGTACTGATAATCAAGAAGACCGCCTGTTGGCAAAGTCATTCTTAGATCATAGTGAAGGTAGTTATTGATTACATAATCGCAAGCAATATTCCAAACTTTAGGATGTCTCTTCCCTCTCCTTAAAGGATGTTCATAGACAACGTGTAAAGCTTCGTGGACAAGTACACCTTGCAACTCTTCTTCGGTAACACCCTCAACAAAATCAGGAAAGAAATAAATCTTCTTTCCATCAGTTGCCATAGTGTCACACTTAGAAGAATCGACCTCCACTAATTCAAGGTGTAGGAGCATACTTGCCATACCTACATTGCCTTGCATTAGCTTTGATCTAGCCTTAATGATCTTATCTAAACTAGTCATTTTTCTTACCTCCAAAGGCACGTTCTAAGAACCCACCTTTAAGTCCATCAACAGACTGCTCAAGACCTTCAGCTACTTGCTTACGTTTTGATTCACCTAGTTCTGTATCATCCCTTAGAGACTCCACAGAGTTGATAGAAGCAAGAACGCTTACAAGTTGTTGATGAGCATCAGAGATAGATTGATCATTGCCTAAGATATCTGAATTAATAGAAGGAAGAGTTTCAACCGCCTGTCTCAATTTCTCGATACTGCTATTGTTGAAGAAACCCTTCTGTTTGTTTTCAGGGTCGTAGGCTTTTAGCTTCTCAGCTAAATGATCTACTTGAGAAACAAGTGCATCAACAGTAGTAACTAAAATGTTCTTAATGTTGGTGCTTGCTCTGTTTACTGCATCACTCTCTATCCTCTTTCTAAGTTCGTCAGATACATTTAATCTGATATCAGAACCAAAAGTTGGTAGCGGAGACATTTCAAACTGAAAGATAAATTTATCTCTCAGCCTTTGCAAATCCCAATCGTCAGTAGGGTAATCGTCTTCGTCAAACGCATCACCTAATCTGTCTTTTGCATTCGCAATGTCTAGAGGTAGTTGCTTGAAAAAACCTTCTACCTCTCTATCCCAAATCACTTTCGCTTGATTGACTTCGTACTGAAGCTTTTCAAGTTGTGAGTTAGGACACAATCGCCAACCACCGCCAACCTTGACTCCGTTATCGTCTGAAGTATCAGACCAAGGCAAAGTAAGGGGATAGTAAAAGTCATTCCTAAACGCATTGATAATACTGCGAAACTCTTTGTTCACATTCCTACCAAAGATATGCTTAGAAACATTTAACAAATCAGCATTAGATTTCACATCCTCTGCTAAATCATTTTTTAAACTCTTATCTGTTTTGATACCGCTCGGATGCCCTAGAGCAACACGAACCAAAGTAGCATTCTCAGATAGAGTTGTACTTAGTTTTTTATCCATAATTGAACCTCCATTCAGTTAGATAAAGTTATCTGATTTCATGCTTTTGCAATCATCAGTTGAGATAACACATCTCAATATCAGATAGGCTTGAGGGGAGAAAAAGAACATTTACCAGTAAATAATAAATATTTCTCTCTCTCCCGTCAGGCGGGTCAGACTTCTAAGTCAGAATTTTCTACCTTAAATTCTCCATAGGTAGAAGTATCTTTTAACTCAGGTCTCGCTCCAGTCACAGAACGCACAAAGAAGATTCCAAACTCAGGGGAAGGAAACTTATTTATGAAGTTGAGACTATTCTTAAAATGGCTTGTGACGTTGTTGTCATTCGCTTCTTTAATCACAGTCACTAATGCACAGATCGTAGCGTAGCAAATGCCCCCATGATCAGGAACATCTACTTCAAGACCTTCGACTATTCGGTCAAGATCAGGCACATCATTTTTAAGAGCTAAGAAAGACATAAATTCAATTGAAGCAGTCTCGCCAATATCACATTCACAAATCAATTGCTTCAGATCGTTGGAAGGATTAGTCTTCAAAGTATCAGACAATCTTGTCCATGCTCTCGGTGAAGGCTGAGGAGTTTTGACTTTTGGGTCAAAGACATTCAACCACTCAGGCTGAAAGTTGATATAACCCAATACATCAGGATGCACATCATTATCAACCGCCCATTTCAACCAGTCATCCGTATTGTGTTCAAAGTTAATAATTGAACAACGACCAACCACATGAGAAGGCAGAGCATTGCTACCCGCCCTGTCGGATGATCTGTTACCCGCACAGATAACTTTCCACCCTTCGGGCAAGATGTACTCGCCCAATCTTCTCTCGTAAATGATCTGTCCTACTATGGCTTGTACACTCGGATGAGCCTGTGCATATTCATCAAAGAATAAAACACCCTCACCACCAATCGGAAGATTACCTAAGAAGGCTCGCTTCTGTTGGTTATCGTCACCAATATAAGGCAGACCACCAAGGTCAACGGATTCATAAAGAGATAGCCTAAAGTCAATCCACCCAAACTGCTTCGCAGTTGGATTGATTTCATCTGAAACAATCTCTCTATCGTTAGCTAGTTCCTCCGCAAGTTGTTTAACAACCGCAGATTTACCAACACCAGTTCCTCCTAAGAGGAAGGGGGCATTGCCCCCATTTAATACAGACTTCATTATCTGTAATGCTTTACTAGGATACATAAGAACCTCCATTCTATTTATCTAGTTAATGTTGCTAGCACCACGCTAGCACCTATACGAACCCAACCAAAGTTAAGTTCGTTTCATAGCATTTCAGCTAATCATCAGTAGGCTTTCTCAGGTATGAAAGGAACGACTTCCAACTCATACCCAAGGCTCTCGATTACCGCAACGTGGTAATCATTAAAAGTCTTTGATCTTGTCAGCTTTGCTAACTTCTCAGCAGTATCGCAAACAGGATAAAGAAGGTAATTCCCAAACACATTTTTCCAAACGACTTTAATCTTCATTTAGACCTCCACCTTAGTGAAATACCATTGATCAGAATCAATAGGCATTTGAGTATTATCTATATGGTCAACAAGGTAAGTCTGTCCTTTGATTTTACTTAAAGACATTTTGCCCTCAAACACATCTAGAACCGCATTGATTCTCGCTCTAGTTGTTGGAGTATCCCAACCGCATAAAGTGAATTGAACCAATGTTGAATCCTTGAGGTTTCCTTCAGGCATGATTCTCACAATCTGATTACCATGCAACCAAACACCTTCACTTGTAACAACAGTATTACCGCCTTTAAAATCCTTAGATTCATAAAGAGCAACCGCACAATTTTTATCTATATTTCTCATAGTTTTCTAACCTCCATAGTTAGTTATTAGTTATCTGTTTCATCCTTTTGGAATCGTCAGCCAAGGTACACACCTTGATACAGATAGGGGATACTTATTAGGCATCCCCCACTTTTTTATTGATCTAATCTCTTTCCTCTGAAGTGATTCTCATCTTCTTCAATCAGAGCATGAATGTCTGCATTAGCCATATCCATGACATTCTGAAAACCTACGCTTCCTACTCTGTAGATGTCTCCGTTAAAGATCATCCTATCACCTACAGAAGTAGACCTATATTCAGCACCTCTAACAAAGGTAGATACACTAGAATTCTTAGTCCAAGACTCTTCTATGTTTTGAGTCTGTGCATAAGCAAATTCTAAAGCTTCAGTACCTTCACGCTCTCCCACATTTACAAGACCAACGACTTCAGGTTTATCGAAAGTTTTACGACCTCCAAAGTCTTCAGTCATTAAAAATGCAGTATGGATAACAGTTATAAGATTTATTTTCATTGTTTTAATCCTCCACGAATTAAGTTAGTTAATTTACTGTTTCTGCTTTCGCTTCATTCAGGCTAGATACACATCTAGCGACAGTTGGAGGACTGTCCTCAAAGTTTCGGAATATGTCTCTTTAATGTTTCGTTCCAATTAGGTATCTCTCGATAGCTAAACGACATACTCGTTCCCTTTGAGTTGTATGAGTCTTGCTTCTTCGGTTATCTTGCACCTAACCTTTACACTCTCTCACACTAGCCACTTTCTTAGGCGGATTCAGTTGCGACCTTCACTATATTTGAACCTAATCGCATCCTACTTCTAGAACCTTCAATCTCTCGTGAGACTGGCAGACCTTTTAAGGAGGGTGACTCGTTTGCTCCGTAGGAGCAATCTTAACACAGAAGCACATCATTGCAAATCATATTAGCTAGCAGACTGTGAGCATACCCAAATACTCCTTACTGGTAGATAATAATTAACAGGTAATAGGAGAACAGAACCATGACAGACAAGACAGAGAAACCGAACCTCAAGATCGTGAACAAAGACACAGACCTAACCATAAAGCAGAGGGCATTCGTAGACGAGATTATCAGGGGCAAGTTAGGAAGCTATAAGGAAGCTTACGCAAAGGTATATGACGTTACGCTAACCAAGACAGGGAAGATACCTAAGTGGGTAGAGGTAGAAGCAAGCAAGCTTGTAGCTAACCCTAAGATAGCACTAAGCTTACATAAGGCTATACAGAGGAAAGAGGATGTTGCAGTTGCTTCTTCCCTACGTACAAGAAACTACGTTCTTGAAAGGCTCATGTCAGAGAGTAAAGAAGCAGATAGCGATGCAACAAGGGTCAGAGCATTAGAATTGTTAGGGAAGACTGTATCGCTCTTTAACGACACCATAGAGATAAAGGAAGCAAGGGATAGCGAAACCATAGAAGAGGAGATAGAAGAGAAGATCATAGCCTTACTAAGTAAAGAGGAAGCAGAGTAACCCCCCCTTTTGTTCGCAGAATCCACAGAGAGAGGACACCCCATACCCCCCTTGTGTGTGTACGGCTACCTGACTATCATATATACATAGTGATTCACACATTCATAGCTCTACTTTCATATACCCCCCCTATATATTGCATTTTGCTAGCAAGTTTTCACTAAGTACCCCCCCTTTCTTAGATAAAGACCTAGGATTCCTACACCCCCCATATTATTTTTTCAAAAAAACAGTTGCTTTTTTTGTGAAGGGGGTGCAATATTGTAAAATCTGTAGGTATATATACCTAGTACATACCTAATACCCAGTTCCTACCTAATGAGTGCCTACCCTGTATGTACTTAATAAGTTTTTAATTTAAGAAGTATCTACTTAGTGGGTATATACTACATAGTAAGTATGAATAAGAATGTTCTCAGTAAAGTAAAGAATTTATCTCCTGTAGAGAAGCAAGAGTTATTAGTTCTGTTAGAAGAACTAGAACAAGCGAAGAATAGGGAGAAATGCCACGAAGAGTTTATGTCCTTTGTTGGGGAGATGTGGTCAGCGTTTATTCATGGTAAACACCACGAGATAATGGCTGATGCGTTTGAAAGGGTCGCTAAAGGCGAATTAAAGCGTTTAATCATCAATATGCCCCCTAGACATACCAAGAGTGAGTTTGCCTCTTATTTGCTCCCTGCGTGGTTTCTAGGTAGGTTTCCTGATAAGAAGATCATACAGACTGCCCATACTGCTGAATTAGCGGTTGGCTTTGGTAGAAAGGTCAGGAACTTAGTAAACAGTAACGATTACAAAGAAGTGTTTCCAGATGTTAGCTTGCAATCTGATAGCAAAGCAGCAGGAAGGTGGAATACTAATAAAGGCGGAGAATACTTTGCGATAGGGGTAGGTGGTGCAGTAACTGGTAAAGGTGCTGACCTACTTATTATTGACGATCCGCATTCAGAACAAGAAGGTGCAAGTGCCGATATAAACGTATTCAATAGAACATACGAATGGTACACATCTGGTCCGAGACAGCGTTTACAGCCAAATGGCTCAATTGTTGTGGTTATGACTCGATGGCACAATAAAGATTTAACAGGACAAGTGGTTGATGCTAGCATTAAACGTGGTGGTGCTGACCAATGGGAAGTCATAGAACTCCCAGCTATATTGCCTTCAGGTAATCCTTTGTGGGCTGAGTTCTGGAAAATGGAAGAATTACAGGCTCTAAAAGCCGAGCTACCCAACAGTAAATGGATGGCTCAATACCAACAAGACCCTACTTCTGAAGAAGGAGCTTTGGTAAAAAGGGAATGGTGGAAAATATGGGAAGGGAGAGAACCCCCTCATTGTGAATTTGTTATCCAGTCTTGGGATACAGCTTTTATGAAAAATCAAAGAGCTGACTTCTCTGCTTGCACAACGTGGGGTGTTTTTTACATGGAAGATGATGATGGTCTGCTAGCACCTAATCTTATATTGTTAGATGCGTATCAAGAAAGACTAGAGTTTCCTGAGTTGAAGAAAATGGCTATGGAGAAGTACAGAGCCTATACACCTGATGCGTTTATAGTAGAAGCTAAAGCAGCAGGTATGCCTTTGATCTTTGAGTTAAGGGCAATGGGTATTCCCGTACAAGAGTACACTCCAAGCAGAGGTAACGATAAGATATCAAGAGTAAATGCAGTATCTGATCTATTTGCTTCAGGAGTAATTTGGGCTCCAGAAACCCGTTGGGCTGAAGAGACAATAGAACAATTTGCTGGATTTCCAAATATGGAGCATGATGATTTAGTTGATAGCACTACGCAAGCTCTGTTAAGATTCAGACAAGGTGGTTTTGTTTCATTGCATTCTGACGAAGAAGATGAACCTTTGGAACATAATCGTACTGCAAATTATTATTAGGATATTAAATGGCAATAGAAAGACAACCAGCTACACCTGTAGATGGTCTTATAGAACAAGACCCAGAGGAAGCTGATATAAGTATCGCAATAGAAAACCCAGAATCAGTTGCTATTGAGACTGATGATGGTGGCATGATTATTGACTTTGATCCTAATGCTTCACCTGTGGGTGACGAAGGATTTGATTCTAACTTAGCTGATTTCATGGATGATGATGTCCTAATGGAACTAGGTAACGAATTAGTAAGTGCTTATAACGGAGATAAAGAATCTCGTGCTGATTGGGAAGAGACTTACACAAAAGGCTTAGATCAACTAGGATTAAAGATAGAAGAAAGAACACAACCTTGGGCTGGTGCTTGTGGAGTATTTCACCCGATGCTTTCCGAGGCAGTAATACGATTTCAGTCACAATCTATTACCGAGATGTTTCCAGCTCAAGGACCTGTTAAAACTAAGATAGTAGGCAAAATAACTGAAGCAAAAGAAAAACAAGCCAGAAGAGTACAAGACTATTTAAATTACTTACTGACATATGAGATGTCAGAATACAGAACTGAAACAGAGAAGATGTTATTTTCATTGCCTTTGGCTGGTTCAGCTTTTCGTAAAGTTTACTTTGATCCTAGCTTAGATAGACCCAGTTCTATATTTGTACCAGCAGAAGATGTTGTAGTTAATTATGGTGCAAGTGATTTAGAGACTTGTGAACGTGCTACTCATGTAATGCGTAAATCTTCTAATTCTGTTAGAAAAATGCAAGTTAATGGATTCTATAGAGATATAGAACTACCTGCTGGATCACAGAATACTTCTGATATAACTAAAAAGTATAACGATATAACAGGGGAACAAGATACTTATAGCTATGATCAGAGCCATACCATATTAGAAATGCAAGTAGATTTAGACCTAGAAGGGTTTGAAGATACTAATGGTCAAGGTGAACAAACAGGTATAGCTATACCCTATGTTGTAACAATAGATTATCCAAGTGGAATTATATTAAGTATTCGTAGAAACTATTACGAAGATGATGCAAACAAACTCAGAAGAATGCACTTTGTTCATTATCAATACTTACCAGGTTTAGGATTTTATGGGTTTGGTTTAATACATATGGTAGGTGGTTTAGCTAAATCAGCTACATCTATCCTTAGACAACTTGTAGATGCAGGAACATTATCTAATCTCCCTGGAGGACTCAAAGCACGAGGACTGCGTATTAAAGGCGATGATACCCCCATTATGCCTGGAGAGTTTAGAGATGTAGATGTACCTGGTGGTGCTATTAGAGACAATATTACGTTTTTACCATACAAAGAACCATCAGGAACTCTATATCAACTTTTACAAAACATAGTTGAAGAAGGTAGAAGATTTGCCAGCATATCTGATATGAAGATATCTGACATGAACAACCAAGCACCTGTAGGTACTACACTTGCCTTACTAGAACGTAATCAAAAAGTTATGAGTGCAGTACAAGCTAGACTTCATGCCTCTATGAGAAAAGAGTTTGATATTTTAGTAGGTATAGTTAAAGACTTTACTGAGCCTTCTTACCCATATGAAATGGATGATGAGGAGTTTATTAAAGGGTCAGACTTTGATAACAGAGTAGATATATTGCCTGTATCTGATCCAAATGCAGCAACAATGGCTCAAAGAATTATGCAGTATCAAGCTGCAATGCAATTGGCACAATCATCTCCTGAGATGTATAACTTACCAGAACTTCACAGACAAATGCTTGAAGTATTAGGCATAGAAGATGTAGATGCTATTGTTCCTGATGAAGATGATATTAAAGCTGTTGACCCAGTAACAGCAGTACAGAATTTAATTAATGGTAAACCTGTTAAAGCGTTTATTGAACAAGATCACGAAGCACATATTGCTACAGTAGCAGCAGCTCAACAAAATCCTGAAATAATGGAAATAGTTCAACAAAGTCCTAAAGCTCCTACTATTCTTGCAGCAGCTTCTGATTATGTAAATCAACATCTCACTATGCAATATCGTAAAGAAGTTGAAAAAGAGATGGGTGTTGAGTTACCTCCTGAAGGTGAACCATTACCAGCAGATGTTGAGAAGCGTATATCAGCCCTTGTAGCTGAAGCTGCTCAAAGAGTCTTAGGAACATCTCAACAAAGAGCTGAACAAGAAAGAATTAGGCAACAACAACAAGACCCACTTATTCAAATGAAAGAAAGAGAAGTGGCTATTAAAGAAGGTGAGTTACAACGTAAAGCACAAGAGGGTCAAGCTAAGATTCAGCTAGAAGCAGCGAAAGCAGCCAATAGAGATGAAATAGAACGTGAAAGGATATCTACACAAGCAGAAATAGCTGGAGCCAGAATAGGTCAGCAAACTGCTAGCGATTTGCTAGAAAATGCTCAAGATGATAAAAAACAAGCTTTAGAAGAATATAAACTTGGTCTTGACATGGCAAAAGATATAGTGAAAGATATCACTAAGAATGAATAATGATATCACACAGCTATCACTTTCAGAGCATCTGAAAATAAAGCTGCGTGGTATGATGAATGAACATGCTGATCATATAGCTTCTGGAGCTTGTAAGAACTTTGATGAGTATCAGAAGATGACTGGCATAATCGAGGGATTAGCCCTTGCAGAACGAGAACTGTTAGATTATATCGAAAGAGTTCTCACAGAATAGGAACTCGACTCCTTAAAGTCGTGCAAAAAAAAATGAGTAAAGCAGAAGTAAAAATACCAGAACCCGAAAGTGTAAAAACTCCTGAAATAGACAAAGACGCTAAGTCTCAATTACCAGAACCTACAGGTTGGAGAATATTAGTAGCTATGCCTAGAGCAGAAGAAAAAACTGATGGAGGTATTGTTAAAGCTACCCAAACTATCAAAGACGAAGAAGTAAGTAATATTTGCGGATACGTTATGAAGTTAGGACCTGAGTGTTACAACGACACCAAAAGATTTCCGAGTGGACCTTGGTGTAAAGTTGGCGATTGGGTAGTGTTTCGTGGTTACTCAGGCACTCGCATGAAAATGTATGGACAAGAGTTTCGCTTAATTAATGACGATACTGTGGAAGCAGTAGTTGATGATCCAACAGGAGTAGTTAGAGCATGAGTGAAACAGAAATCATAAATGAAGAACCAGTAATAGAGGAAAGTGTTAAACAGTCTGAAGAAGATAAATTCTTTGGTAAACAAACACAAATTGATAACACTATACCTGAAGGATTAGAAGTAGAAGTTATTGACGATACTCCACAAGAGGATCGTAGACCAGCAAAAGAAGAGACTACATCTGAAGTACCTGATGTTGATGATGAAACTTTAGATAAAGAAATATCTGATTATAGCGAAAGAGCTGGTAAAAGAATTGCTCAAATTAAATATGAGTATCATGAAGAACGTAGAGCTAAAGAAGCTGCTACAAGAGAATCACAAGAAGCTGTAAAACGCTTACAAACTTTGATGTCAGAAAACCAAAGGCTACAAGCTATGGTAGATCAAGGTGGACAAGTTTTAAATAAACAGGCACATAACAATGCTTTGTGGGCTAAACAAAATGCACAAGAAGCATTTAAAAAAGCTTACGAAGAAGGTAATGCTGAAGAAATGACAAAAGCACAAGAGTTATTGTCAAAAGCTACATTAGCTGAACAACAATCAACTAATATGGCACAAAACCTTCAACAACAAATAGCTCAAAATTTACCACAGCCTGAAATACAAGCTGCTCAACCTGATCCAGATATGCAAGCATGGGCACAAAAAAATCCTTGGTTTATGGGTAGTGAACCTGTACACAAAGAGATGACATCTTATGCAATGTATGTAGATCAAAGCTTACAAGCTAAAGGGATTGACCCTGCTTCTAAGTCACAAGAATATTATGATGAAGTTGATAAAGCTATGCGTAATCAATTTCCAACCTTTTTCGGTGCATCTTTACAAGAAGAGGTAAAAGTACCTCAAGAAGAAGCACCAAAACGACAACCTTCAACAGTTGTTGCATCCGCAACGAGGGATAGCGGTAACAAAAAACCTTCGCAAATACGATTGACTCAGACACAAGTTAAGCTAGCTCGCCAACTTGGAATTAGTCCAGAGCAATACGCAAATCAATTATTAAAGGAGGCTTAAATGTCAGAAGAAAATAATAACACTAATGAAGTGGAGGCAGTTTCTACTGATACTCCTGTAAACCAAGAGCGTACCCCGAGGGGAACAGATAGCCGAGAGGCTACCCAACACACACAAAGTTGGGAAAATGTGTCAAACCTTCCTACACCCAATCCACAAGAAGGCTGGGTATTTAGGTATATCAGAACATCCCTTTTAGGACAGTCTGATAATCCTAATGTATCAAGACGCTTTCGTGAGGGATGGATACCATGTGAATTGCAAGATCATCCTGAGTTGCAAATTCATATGATGGATCATGGCTCAGAGTGGGCAAAAAAAGGTAATGTAGAAATAGGTGGACAATTATTGTGCAAAATGCCAGCAGAAAAAGCGAAAGCCAGAGATGAACACTTTGCTAACTTAGCTAAGTCTCAACTTGAATCTGTTGACAATGTGTACTTTAAAGATCAGGACAATAGAATGGCGACCAAACAAGTGTTTGAGCGTAATTCTAAAACAACTTTTGGTAAAGATTCTTAGGAGTCTTTAATAATTAATTTAATATAAGGAGACAATTATGTCATCTAGTGCAACTCCTCACGGAGCTAGACCTGTTGGAACAATTGTTGGAAGCCCTTATCAAGGAAAAGTTACACATTACAAAATTAAAAATGCGTATGGAACTTCTATATTCTATGGTGATTTTGTAAAGTGGGGTGACGATAACCCTAATACTACTATCCAAAAGGATACTGGTACTACAGCTTGTACACCTATAGGTGTTTTCCTTGGTTGTGCTTACACAGACCCAACTACAGGTCAATTCACACCTAATCAATATTTCCCAGCTTCAACTGCTGCGGATGATATTGTTGCGTATGTTGCTACAGACCCATTCATACTTATGCAAATGCAATGTGATGGTGCAGCTGACCAAGACGACCTTGGTAAGAACTGTGCTGTTGTGCAAACTGCTGGAAGTACAGCAATTGGTACTAGCAAAAATTCGGTTGATATATCTACTGTAGCAACCACTAACACACTACCATTAAAGATCGTTGACTTTGTTGATGGTCCAGATAGTGCAGTTGGTGATTCTTACACAGATGTATTAGTAATGTTTAACGTAGGGCATCAATTGCTCAACACAACAGGTATTGGTTAAGGAGTACAATTATGGCAGCTATATCAAGAGCTAATGAGCTCAAGCAGCTTCTTCCAGGACTTAATGCCCTGTTTGGAGAGGAATACAATAACTACGAGAATGAGCATGAAGAAATTTATGTAACTGAGAATTCTGAAAGATCGTTTGAGGAAGAACTCAAGTTATCAGGTTTCGGAGCTGCTCCAGTAAAAGATGAAGGTTCAGCTATCAATTATGATACTGCACAAGAGTCTTTTGTAGCTCGTTACACACACGAAACAATAGCTATGGGCTATTCAATCACAGAAGAAGCAATGGAGGATAACCTCTATGTTTCTCTCTCTGGTAGATATACTAAAGCTTTGGCTCGTGCAATGGCTTACACAAAACAAGTGAAAGCAGCGTATCCATTAAATAATGGATTCTCTACTACTTTCTCTTCAGGTGATGGTGTTGCTTTATTTAGCACAGCTCACCCACTTGTAAGTGGCGGAACTAACAGCAACAGACCTTCTTCAGGTGCTGACTTAAATGAAACATCTCTTGAAGATGCTATCATTCAAATCGGTAAATATACTGATGAAAGAGGTCTTAAAATTGCAGCTAGACCAAGAAAACTAATAGTACCATCTGATCTTCAGTTTGTTGCTACTAGACTATTGCAAAGTGACTTCAGAGTCGGAACTTCTGATAATGATATCAATGCAATCAAAACTAATGGAGTGATTCCAGAAGGTTATGCAGTTAACCACTATTTAACTGATACTAATGCTTTCTTCATCACTACTGATGTTCCTGATGGCATGAAACATTTCGTCAGAAGTCCTATGACTACATCTATGGATGGTGACTTTGACACTGGTAATGTTAGATACAAAGCTAGAGAAAGATATTCCTTTGGAGTATCTGATCCACTAGGTATCTTTGGATCACCAGGTAGTTCGTAAGAACTTTAAGGGAGGCTCGCAAGGGTCTCCCTTTTTTCCTTCTAGGGTAATTTTTTTCTATCGACTGACCTAGCAGACAAGCCAAGACGATAGATTTTAAGGAGACTTAATTATGGCAAACTCAACTTTTTCAGGACCAGTCAGGTCTGAGAACGGCTTTAAGGTCGTTTCTAAAAATACAAGCACAGGAGCAATATCTACATCCTTTACCCTTGATGGTTCAGGAATGCAAGTAGCACCTGTAGCTTTAGCTGATACTACAGCTATTTCATTAACAGCAGCAACGCATGGTGGCAGAGTATCAGTTGTACCTGCACTAACAGCTAACTGCACATTAACTTTACCCTCACCTTCAGAAGGAGTTTACTTTAAACTTATTTATGGTGGTGCAGCAGAAGAAACTGAAAACTTAATTATTAGCACAGGTTCTAATACTAACTTTTACATTGGTGGTATTATTCATTTAGATTCAAATGCAGATAATGTTTCTGTTTATTCTGATGGTAACTCAAATTCCATTTTGACTTTAACTGATTTTGGTTTATTTGAAGTAAACATTTTGGCTAAAGACTCTACCAATTGGTATATTTGGGGCAATCAAGAAGGTGCAGATGCACCAGCATTCTCTGACGCATAGGAGTAAATTATGGCAGATGCAGTAACTTCACAAACCATCATTGATGGTGAAAGAAACTGTATTATGAAGTTTACCAATGTCAGCGATGGTACTGGCGAATCCGCAGTTGCTAAAGTAGATGTTTCTGCTTTAAATTCTAATGCAGCAGGTGTAGCTTGCTCAGAAGTTAGAGTTATGCGAGTTAGCCATGCTATCGTTGGTATGTCTGTCCAAATGTTTTTTAATGCTACTTCTAATGTTTTACTTATGGAACTTGCAGAAAGTAGTAATGGACATATGGATTTTCAAGACTTTGGTGGTATTCCTAATAATGCAGGAAGTGGTAAAAATGGTGACATTTTATTTACCACAAAAGGTCACAGTTCAGGAGACACTTATTCTATCGTTTTAGAGATGGTAAAAGTGTATTCTGATTAATAGGAATTTATTATGGCTAAAACTAAAAATTATGTAATTTCAGAAACTGGTGAGTTTCCTGCTCAGTACAAAGTTTTACATCTTGATGAAGATGGTATCTACAGACCTGTATTTGGTCCTGATCCTGATCTAGAAGATGCAGAGCGTAAGTGTGCTGAGATGAACGGAGAGAGAGCTAGGAATGATAAAGGGCAATTAGTTGCTGACGATCCTTCTACTCCTGATGTTAATGAAGCTTATGTTGGTGGTAAAGCACCAAAGAAAAAGGCTACTAAAAAAGCACCAGCAAAGAAAGCTACAGCTAAAAAGAAAACTACTAAGAAAAAGTAGTATTATTTATATTTATAATACTCTGGTAAAACGGAGTATTATATTTATCTAATTTATACAAGGAGACAAAATGGCAGGTAAAAAAACTAAATACATGGCTGGTGGTGGAAAAAACACTAAGTACATGGCTGGCGGTGGAAAAAATTCAAAATACATGGCTGCTGGCGGTATGAAAACTGAAGTTGGTAAAGAAGCTAAAGTTGAACAATACAGAGATTATGTTAAAAGAATGTTTGGTGGTGGAGATACAAAAATGACTACTAAAGGTTCTTCTGCTGGTGGTCGTAGAGATAAAAGATCATAAACCAGTAAATAATGTCTAGAGCAACAAAAGATTCCAGATTAAAAAGAGCTGGAGTTTCTGGATACAATAAACCTAAAAGAACACCTAATCATCCTAAAAAGTCACATATAGTTGTGGCAAAAGAGGGTGATAAGGTTAAAACTATACGTTTTGGAGAACAAGGTGCAAGCACAGCAGGTAAACCTAAGAAAGGTGAATCTGCTCGCATGAAAGCCAAACGTAAATCTTTTAAAGCTAGGCACAGAAAAAATATTAATAAAGGTAAGATGTCAGCAGCTTATTGGGCAAATAAAGTAAAATGGTAATTAGCAGAAGTAATATGAAAAACCAAATTCTTAAAGCTCCGTCTTCTAAGAAAAAGGTATCAAAAACAAAATCTGGTATAACTATAACTAGAATTAAAAAGGATAAATAATGGCAACGAGTGGTACTCATACATTTACTTTAGACATAAGCGATATTATGGAAGAAGCTTATGATATAGCGGGAGTTGAATTACGCTCTGGCTATAGCTATATGAGTGCTAAACGTGCTTTAAATTTAGTTTTTCTAGAATGGCAAAACAAAGGATTAAATCTTTGGACTGTTGAACAAGGCACAGTTAGTTTAACTTCTGGTACAAATACATATAGCTTAGATAGTTCAGCTATTGAAGTTATTGATGCTTTTATTAGAACTGATGCTGGCAATGTAGATAAACAGTTTGATCAAAGGTTAAATAGAATATCTAGAACTGAATACAATCATCAAGCTAATAAATTAAATAAAGCTAAACCAACACAGTTTTTTGTAGATAAAAATACAGGAACTTTACAAATTGTTTTGTGGTCAACACCAGATGACGCAGACACATATACTTTGGTTTATGACTATATACAAAAAATAGAAGATGTAGGAACAGTAGCTACAAATAATGCTGATGTTCCGTCAAGATATTTACCATGCTTGTCATATGCTTTGGCATACTCTTTAGCTAGTAAAAATCCTGAATCTGCACAAAGAATACCTTTTATAAAACAAAGATATGATGAACTTTGGAATGAAGTTAGTGATGCAGATAGAGAAAGAGCACCTGTAAAATTTGTTCCTGATTTAGCTACATATAGATAATGGCATACGCAAGAGGTAAAAAAGCATTAGGTCAATGTGACAGATGTGGCTTTACATATAAGTTAAATGAACTCCAATATGAAATATTTGATAGCAAACGAAATGGGTTGCGGGTTTGTTATGAATGTTTAGATGAAGATCAACCACAATTAAAACTTGGAGAACTAAATATAGTTGATCCACAAAATTTATATAATCCTAGAGTAGACACAGGGGAAAAAGAATCAACCACTTATTATGCTTTTGATCCTGTAGGAGGAGGTGTAACTGAGTTTGGTTCAAGTACAATGGGTTTGGATATCACAGCAGAGTTAGGTAAAGTTAAGGTAGTAATAACATGAGTTGGACATTTACAACATTAAAAACAGCTATACAAGATTATACTCAAAATACTGAGTCTACTTTTGTTACAAATTTACCTACATTAATAGTACAAGCAGAAAACAGAATAGTTAAATCTGTTGAACTACCTAACTTTAGAAAAAATGTAACTGGTACATTAACTTCTAGTAGTCCTTATTTATCGACACCAATAGATTATTTATATCCTTTTTCTTTGGCTGTTTTAGATAATAGTAGTAATTATGAATATTTATTAAATAAAGATGTAAGTTTTATAAGACAATCTTTTCCATCTGCAAGCACTACAGGAACTCCTAAGTTTTATGCACAGTTTGATGATGATACTTTTATCATAGCACCAACACCTGATTCTAATTACACAGTTGAGTTGCACTATTTTTATATACCTACATCCATAACCACTTCATCAGATGGAACATCATGGTTAGGTACAAATGCCACAGAAGCTTTGCTTTATGCTAGTTTAGTAGAAGCTTATACTTTTATGAAAGGCGAACCTGATATTTTATCTAACTATGAAAAAAGATTTCAAGAAGCATTACAAAGACTAACACTTGAATCAGATGGTTATAATCGTAAAGATGCTTTTAGAGATGGACAAAGGAAAGTAAATGTTTAGTGTTGATATTGAATCAACTATTGGGCAGGTTGCTGTACAAACTACACAAAACAAAGGCTTGAGTCCTGAGTATTGGACTGAAAGAATTTTAGAAAGATTAGTGTCAGTAAGCGATAATGCTGATCCTATGGTAAAAGCACAAGCAGATGCTTTTAAAGATCAAATAGAAAAAGTTATATTAATTTACATGAAACAAGCTATTTTAAGTGACAGATCAACTGTAGCAGGTATGCTAGAGAAACAAGGTCATAAAGAAATGGCAGATATTATAAGGAGACTATAATGGCTATATCACAAGCAATGTGTACTTCTTTCAAGAAAGAGCTCTTGGAAGGTGTTCATAATTTTAAAAACTCAGGCGGAAGCACATTTAATTTAGCACTATATACAAGTAGTGCTAGTTTAGGTGCTGGTACAACTGCTTACACTACTTCTAACGAAGCTAGTGGAACTAACTACACAGCTAAAGGTGCTTCTTTAACAAGAGTAGACCCTACTACTTCTGGAACTACAGCATTTACTGACTTTTCAGATTTAACTTTTAGCTCTGCTACTATTACTGCTAATGGTGCATTAATATTTAATGACTCAGCTTCTGGCGATCCAGCAGTATGTGTACTAGCATTTGGAGGAGATAAAACTTCTACAAATGGTGATTTTACAATTCAATTTCCAACAGCAGACGCATCAAACGCAATTATTAGAATAGCTTAGTTTTAAATGGCTAATATTACAGGCTGGGGTCGAGGTACTTGGGGCGAAGCCACTTGGGGTGAAGCTGCTCCAATTTTAGTTACAGGAGTAGCTGGAACAACAGCATTAGGCTCTGAGACTGTAATAGCAAAAGCATTAGTAGCTGTATCAGGTAATGCTGGTGTATCTGCATTAGGCAACACAGTTGTTGAAGGAGATGCAGTTCAAGGAGTATCTGCGGTAACATCAACATCTGGACTTGGTGATGAAAGTGTTGTTTGTACTGCAAACATAGCTGTAACAGGAAATGCTGGAACTACGGCATTAGGTTCAGAAACTGTTATAGCAGAAGCAAATACATCTGTAACAGGAAACGCAGCTACGACAGAAGAAGGCACAGTAATTGTACAAGCTATAGCAGTAGTAGGTGTAAGTGCAGTTGCTTCAACATTAGAACTAGGTGATGAAGTTGTTATATGTGAAAATAATTTAGATGTTACAGGACTATCAGGTACTGGTGGAATAGGTGATGTTACCAGTATAAGCAAAGCTGTTGTGGCTGTAACAAATGTAACAGGAACTGGTTTTGTGAATGGAGTAAATGTTTGGGGTCTAGTTGATGATAGTCAAACAGCAAACTATTCAGAAGTATCTACAACACAAACACCTAATTATAGTGAAGTTTCAACAACGCAAACTCCTGATTGGGAAGAAATTGCAGCTTAATTATTATATAATTTTTAGAGGAAAATAAATGGCAAGCACATACGTAAATAACTTAAGACTCAACGAAATGGCGACAGGTGATGCGTCAGGAACTTGGGGTACAGTTACAAATACAAATTTAGAGTTGATTGGTGAAGCATTTGGTTACAATACGCAAGATTGCTTTAGTTCTGACGCAGACGCTACTACAACTGTAGCAGACGGAGCTACTGATCCAGCTAGAGCCTTCTATTTTAAGGTTACTTCATCAGCTACTTTAAGTGCTACAAGAACACTTACTATTGCCCCTAATACTGTATCCAGGGTAATGGTTATTGAGAACGCAACTACAGGTTCGCAATCTATTAACATTTCTCAAGGTTCAGGTGCTAACGTAACAATAACTACAGGGCAAGTTAGAGTTGTATACCTAGATGGTGCTGGTTCAGGTGCTGCGGTAGTAGACTCGTTTACAGATTTAGGTTTGTCAGGAACAACCACAACAGCTGCACTAACTGTTAGTGGAAACTTATCCGTAGACGGCGGAACAATCAAACTAGACGGAAACTATCCTACTGGCACAGGTAACGTAGCTTTGGGTGATACTGCACTAGGTGATGGGTCGTTGAGTGGTGCTAATAATACTGCTGTAGGTAATGCAGTATTATCATCTAATACATCAGGTAATCAAAATACTGGTGTTGGCTACAATTCATTAGCTGACTGTACTACTGCTACTGCAAGTACAGCAATTGGTACTGGCTCATTAAAAGGAGTGACCACAGGCGCAAACAATACAGGTCTTGGTTATCATGCAGGTAATGATATTACTACAGGAGCAAAAAATACTTTTGTAGGTTCTCTGTCTGGTGATGCAACTACAACAGCAGACGATAATACGGGGATAGGTGTTAGTGCTTTAGGAGCAAATACCACAGGCGCTTCAAATACTGCGGTAGGAAGTTCTGCGTTACAAAATAATACGACAGCTTCAAACAATACAGCAATTGGTTTTACAGCTTTATTAGCAAACACTACAGGGGAATACAACACAGCAGTTGGTTCTTTATCATCAGATTCAATTACCACAGGAAGTCTTAACACAGCTATTGGGTACTACACTTTAGCAGCAGCTACAACAGCATCAAACAATACTGCTCTAGGTGGTCAAGCATTGGCAGTTAATACATCTGGTTCTAGCAATACAGCAGTTGGAATGAACTCTTTGGTAGCAAACACTACAGGTGGTTCAAACGTAGCAGTAGGCGCAACTGCCTTAGATGCAAATACGACTGCATCAGGTAATAATGCGGTTGGAATGGCAGCTTTAGGAGCAAACACTACAGGTGCTTCAAATGTTGCAATGGGGCAACAATCCTTAACAACAAACACTACAGGTAGTAATAACACAGCCATAGGTCACGTTGCTCTCGGAGATAATACAACAGCATCTGACAATACTGCTATGGGTTATCTTGCTTTAAATGCAAACCAAACAGGAGACAGAAATACTGCTGTAGGCTCAACTGCCCTTGATGCTTTAACAGCGGCAAACTACAACGTAGCTGTTGGTTGGACATCACTTGGAGCAACTACAACAGGTGCTAATAATGTTGCATTGGGTTCGTTTGCTCTTCAGACTAATACTACTGCAAATAATAATGTTGCTGTAGGATATGCAGCTCTTCAGGCTAACGCTACAGGAACACAAAACACAGCAATTGGACACGAGTCTTTGTATAACAGCACAGTAAACGATAACACAGCAGTTGGCTATCATGCTATGAGAGCTACCACTACTGGAAGAATTAATGCTGCTTTTGGATATAACGCTTTAGGTTCTAATACAACAGGTGGAGATAATACTGCTGTTGGTGGTGCGTCTTTAGATGCAAATACTACGGGTAGTTCTAATACAGGAGTAGGCTACGCAACTTTATCAGCAAATACAACAGCAAGTAATAACACCGCAGTTGGTCATTTGGCTTTGCTTAATAACACTACAGGGACAGAAAACGTGGCTGTTGGTGCTTTAGCGGGGGATGCAATTACAACTGGTTCTTACAGTACGGCTATAGGTTATATAGCTTTATCTGCCGCTACTACAGCCAGCGATAATACAGCCGTAGGTCGTGAGGCTTTAAGAGATACAACATCAGGTGATGATAACGTAGCCGTAGGTAAAGAAGCTGGAAAACTTAATACAACAGGGTCAGGCAATACGGCAGTTGGTAATCATGCTTTCAATGTAAATACAACAGGTTCTAATAATACCGCCATTGGCTCTAGTGCTTTAGACGCTAACACTACAGCAAGCGATAACACAGCAGTAGGTAATGCGGCACTAGGATCAAACACTACAGGAGCAGACAATACTGCTGTGGGTAAAAGTGCTTTAACGGGCAATACTTCTGGTAGTTTCAATACGGCTGTAGGTTATCAGGCTATGTCTACATCAAGTGCGGGTCCTGCACGAAATGTTGCTGTGGGTTATCAGGCGGGTACGGCACTTACAAATGGTGCGTATAATACTTTTGTAGGAATGTTTGCAGGTAATGATGCAACGACCGCGGGAGGATGTCTAGCTATTGGATATAACATGGGAGTCACAGCGGGAGGTTCAGTAAGAGGAGCTATTGGTTATAACAATGGCTCAACAGGAACAGCAGATTATGCCATAACCTTTGGTAGAAGTGGTACTGACTGGTCAAGACTTTCTTATGGGGGTTCTAGTTTTACTACTGGTTCTGATGAACGCAAGAAAAAAGATATTACAGACCATCCGCTAGGTTTAGATTTTATTAATCAATTAAGAACTGTTAATTATCATTTTAAAGCCCCTTGTGATGTTCCTGAAGAATGGGATACCCATAAAGCATCTGAAAAAGAAGCAAAAATAACCACATGGCAAACAGGTATGTTGGCACAAGATGTTAAAGCAGCACTTGACAATCTTGGCGTTGATGCTGAGAAATTTAATGGTTGGGGTCAAGAACCTGATGGTATGCAAACACTAGATTATGGTCAATTTGTTATGCCACTTGTAAAAGCAGTAAAAGAACTTTCTGCTAAACTTACAGCAGCAGAAGCAAGAATAACAACTTTAGAAGGAGAATAATATGGCTCAAACAGTAGCACAAGTATTAACAGCAGCAACTGACAGCGTGACAGTTATTAATGATATTAATACTAATGGCAATAAATCACTTCATGCAGGTGGTACAACTGACGCAGACGGAAACGCTGTAGCAGGTGATTGGTCACAAGCAGATATAAATGAAAAAGTACAACGTAATGTTGACCACTTAGAAACTATCTTGGCTTACGAACCTGTTGATTCAGATGACGATACACCTAACGTGGTTGGTTCATCTTCAAGCAAGAAAACTGCTTGTAGTACCGCTATAACTACAGGTAAAGCTTACATATCAGCTAATTCATAAGGAGTAAAAATGACTGAAGAGAAAGCAGTAGAAACAACTGAAACTACAGAACAACCTGTAGACCCACAACTACAACAAAGAATCGCTTATACAGAAACTTTGCAACAAGAAATTAAAAATCTTCAAGAGCAAATGGCACAACTACAATATCAATTAGATATTAGAGTTACAGCTTTAGTTGGTTATCAAAGCACTTTAGAAGTTATAGACGAATCTGAAGAAGAAATTAAATTAAATGGAGAAGGAGAAAAGTAATGGATACATTAATGAGTCTTGTGCAATGGATTACTACAATAGTAACAGTTGCTTCTATAATAGCTGCATCTACACCTACACCTAAAGATGATGAATGGATTGGTAAGCTATATAAACTTATTGATTTATTAGCCGTAAATATAGGTAAAGCTAAACAACAAGCACCTGTAGTTGAATCTAAAGATGGCGACAGCTAAAGATGCTTTAAATGCGATTGAGTCGCATGAAAAAGAATGTAAATTAATTTATAAAAGCATAGATGCTAGACTAGAAGCTGGTTCTAAAAGATTTGATAAATTAGAAGCTATACTATGGGGTGTATATCCTTTTATATTGGCAACAATAATAGCATCAAGGTTTTTAGGATGAGTAGATCAAAAAAGTCAAAATCAAGGGTTAATGAGGCAGGTAACTATACAAAACCTGCTATGCGTAAACGTCAATTCCAAAGAATAAAAGCTGGATCAAAAGGCGGAAAAGCAGGACAATGGAGTGCAAGGAAAGCACAAATGTTAGCAAAAGCATATAAAGACGCTGGTGGTGGATATAAATAGTGTCCTATTTAATCAGCAATATACCTCAGTTTAAATGCTGGGTTAGAAAAGAATTTACTTGTAATCATCAAAGATATCACGGGGAATTTATTCATGCACTAGCTATTGCTGTTAATACTATTCCAGATAGATCATTAAGTTTTCAAGTAGTTTTTACTGGTTGTGAAATAGATAACTATGAAGATATGCCTAATGTACATGGTGGTGCTATGTGGGCAAGAATGCCAATACAAGCCTTAGTTGCTGATATACCTGTAGAAGAGTGGGCTTTACCAATGGAAGATCATTTAGCTCAACCTTGGGATTGTGAATCAAGAGATCACTCAGTAGTTGTAATGGATAGGGTAAGTTCTAGTCCTTGGATTTGTAAAATTAATAATGAATTTTATCAAGGCAAGTATTTGTTTACTGTAGATTACACAAATAATTCTATTGCAGATGATCCAGCACAACACAAACAATCTCATGTTTTATATATAACAGAAGATTGCGAATGGAAAGGTAATTTAGTTGCATTACCAAATAACAGAGTTAGAGCAACAAGTCCTGCATTATGGAGAACTGGAGAAGGTGCTCCTGATTTTGCACCATCACAACATATACATTCAGCAGAAGGACATGAAAGTTATTTAGACCCTTTAATTACATTTAACAATTTGTATAGCGAAGGTTTAAACGAGGAAGACTAATGCCATTAAAAAAATCACAAAGAAGTTTAAAAAATTGGACTAATCAAAAATGGCGAACAAAGTCAGGAAAAAAATCTTCTGAAACAGGAGAAAGATATTTACCTGAAAAAGCCATAAAAGCTATGTCTAGTTCTGAATATGCAGCTACTACTAGAAAAAAAAGAGCTGATACAAAAAAAGGTAAACAATTTTCTAAGCAACCTAAAAAGGCTGCAAAAATATCAAAGAGGTATAGGTAATGTATGAATACGCTTGTAAAGTTGAAAGAGTCGTTGATGGTGATACTGTTGACGTTGTGTTGGACCTTGGGTTCGATATTCTTTATAAGTCTCGTGTTCGTTTATATGGCATTGATACTCCCGAGTCACGCACTCGTAACAAAGATGAGAAGGCTAGAGGAAAAATGGCTGCGTCTTTTTTAGAAGATGCTATTAATAATGGTAAGCAAGTAGTAATACAAACAAAATTAAAAGATTCTAGAGGTAAATTTGGTAGAGTTTTGGGTGATGTTGTTGTTGATGGAATAAATATTAACCAGTCAATGATAGATAATTATCATGCTGTTGCCTATTTTGGACAAAGCAAAGAAGCAATAGAAGCAGTACATCAATCTAATAGAACTAGACTTATAGAACTTGGAAAGTTTAGTCCAGTAAAATAATGGAACAAGCAATCCAATTTATTAATGAAGTAGGTTTTCCAATAGCTGCTGCATTAGGACTAGGTTTTTTTATATGGAAGCTGATTAATAGAATTATTGACGGCATGGAAACTAAACTTGATGTGTTAGATGATAAGGTAGCAGATCAAATAGCACAAATGGAAGAGAGACTAGGTACTAAGTTAGATTCACAGCATGGTATTTTAGTTGCTTTAATTGATAGAGTAAGGTCATTAGATAACGAAATTATTAGACAAGATACACTTATAAAAACAATACTAGGTGTACCTCAACTAATAGATAGCAATAAAATCGCTAAAGCTGATCGTGATGATCAGAGGAAGGATTAAATGCACATAGATAATTTAATAGCAATTATAGCTATTGTTTTTTTTACTTTACTTGTATCTTTAACAGTAGAAGCAGATCAAATAGTTCATAAATTTAAATCACCAAGTTTTAGCGGTGAAGCTACATCTAGTCATTATTTAACTATTGAAAATCAAGAACACAGCAGAAAGCTTACAATTAAAGAAGAAATAAAAGCTTTGCAAGATGAAATAGAAAGAGAAAAAGAAAATTCTACTTTAGCAAGGTTTATGCGTAATTTAGAGTCAAGAGTTTACGCAGAGCTTTCTAGACAATTAGTTAATAATTTATTTGGTGAAACACCACAAAGCGAAGGAATAATAACATTAGAAGGAAACATCATTGAATATACAAGTGATGGTGTAACTCTTACTTTAAAAATAACAGAAGCAGATGGAACAGTTACGGAAATTACCATACCTATCGGTACTTTTACTTTCTAGTTGTTCTATATTCCAACAGTTTGAAGATACTTATGAACAAAGGTTTCAGGACAAAAATATTGTTACAATATCTGAATTGCAATCAAAAGAACTTGCAAATGTAGCTAAACCTTTGGTACAACCAGTAGTAGCTGTTTATCCTACTGCATTTACAGATCAAACAGGACAAAGAAAAAGCAATAGTGAGTTTGCTTTATTTAGTACAGCTATAACACAACAACCTAGTGCATTATTAATTAGAGCTTTAAAACACGCTAGTAATGGTCAATTTTTTAGAGTTGTTGAAAGAGTAGGTTTAGATAATTTAACAAAAGAAAGACAACTTATAAGGTCGGCAAGAGAGCAATTGTCTGATGAAGAAGAACATAAAAAAACTCTACGACCTTTATTGTTTGCAGGGGTTTTAATAGAAGGTGCTGTAATTTCTTATGAAAGCAATCTTTCTACAGGTGGTACGGGGGCTAGATATTTAGGTATAGGCTCTAGTATTCAATATAGAGAGGATAGTGTAACAGTATCTTTGCGTATGGTTTCGGTGGCAACAGGAGAAATACTTATAGAAGTAATGACTGAAAAAACAATTTTTAGTTATGGAAAATCTGAAGATGTATTTCGTTTTATAGAAATGGGAACAGAACTTGTAGAAATAGAATTAGGTAATTCTAGAAATGAGTCCTCTACCATAGCTTTAATGAAAGCTATTGAAAGTGCTGTACTAGAATTAATAAATGTCGGATACGACAGGAGTTTTTGGAAACATGAAGAAGTTGAAATTAATAAGCCTGATTGCGATGCTGATTGCATTGCCAATATACGGGGCTGATAACGAAATATATATTGATCAGTCAGGAACTGGTGCAAATATAGATTTAGAACAATTAGGTATTTCTAATATTATTGGAGGTTCTGATGCGTCAGCAGGTAACATGACTGCTTTAGACCTAGATGGTAATTCAATGACATTGGATATAAACATGATAGGCGGAACAAATAAATTTTTAGGAGATATTTGGGCTGATAATTTTACTGGGTTTTATGAATTTACTGGAGGAAGCAATACTTTTAATATACAAGTTGATCCTTCAAATACTTATGGAGCAGATGATTCTGATCAAAATGTACAAGTAACAGGAAGTTCTAATACATTTACTTTAAATCAAGCAACAACTGCTTTAGCTGATAGTTTAAATTTAGATTGGATAATACAAGGTTCTAACAATACTATTACATCAACTATTAATATTGATAATGCTACTAATTACATGGATATAGATGGTTCTGATAATACTTTGACCTATGTAGGTACTGGTGTTACAGCTTCTGCTGGTGGTTATTTTTACTTAGATCATACAGGAGGATCAAGAACTTTTAATATTCAACAATTAAGTACACAAGATAATGATTGGCTCAAAATTTTATCTACAAGCGGTACTTCTGCTTCTACTGTTTGTGTCATTCAAAACGACCAAGGTACAAGCACAAGTTGCTGATATAGGAGATATATCTGAACTTAATGGTTTTGCTCAAATAGTTAGAGATAAACCATATGTAGCTAATTTAGATTTTGCAATACAAAGTAATGATGAAGCCATAACTACAAATGGAAGAATGGCTATTACTTTTTTAGATGATAGCAAGGTAAAACTTACAGAACATTCACAATTAATTATTGATGAATATATTTATGATCCTGATCCTAGTAAAGCCAAAATGGCTCTTACATTTGGTTTAGGTACAGCTCGTTTTATAACTGGCAATCTTAATCGTATAGATAAACAAAACATAAGTCTTAAAACACCTACTGCTGATATCGCTATAAGAGGAACGGATTTTACAGCTACAGTAGATGAATTAGGTCGTAGTTTAATAATACTGCTTCCAGACCCATTTGGGCTTTCTAGTGGCGAAATAGAAGTTGTGACTGCTATGGGTACTGTAATACTAAATAAGCCCTACGAAGCGACTACAGTAAGCGTATTTGAGTCTGCACCAAGTAAACCTGTTATTTTAGATTTAACATTAAATCAAATAGATAATATGTTAATTGTTACTCCTCCCAAAAAAGAAGCAGTTATTGAAGAACAAATAGTCACTAAAAAAGCAAATATATTAGATTTTAATGATTTAGATATAGATTATTTAGCAGAAGATTTATTGGCTGAAGATGATTTAGAATTTAATGAATTAGATATAAATTATTTAGATGTTAATTTTTTAGAAGATTTACTTAATGTTTTAGATGCTTTAGCAATAGAAGAAGAGGAAGATCAATTAGCACAAGCTACAAGCACACAAATAACAGGTACATTATTAGGTAGAGACCCTGATACACAAATTACAACATTAATAACAGGTAATGTTATAAGTATGAGAAGAAGCATAAATGAATCTGTAAGAATAGATTTAGATGCCAGTAATTCTTATACAGTTATATTTATACAGGATGGAGTTTCTAATGTAGTTAAAGTAAATGGTGGTAGTGATTCAACAATAACTATAACTCAGAGTGATTAATGAAAAAAATATTATTAGTTTTAGTTATAGTTTTATTTATTCCATTTATTACGCAAGTAAATATATTACAAATAATAAAACTTAAAACATTTGATGCTTTTGTAACTAAACAAAAACCTTCAGAATATTTTACTATTTTAAATATAACAGAAGAAGATATAGCTAATGAAGGTGGTTATCCCTTATCTAGACAAACACTAGCACAAATACAAATAAATCTTTTACGTCAGGGTGCTATAGGAGTTGGATGGGTTATAGCTTTTCCACAACCTGATAGATTTGGTGGTGATTTTGAATTTGCTAATGCTTTATCTTTTTCTCCTAGTGTATTAGCTATGTTTGAAGGCAAAGGAGATTATCCTCCTACAATAGGCACAGTTATATTGGGTGACGACATTGGAGGTTTAAAAGCTGAAGGGGTAATACAAAACATAGAATTATTACAACAAAATGCAAATCAAGGTTTAGCTGTTGCAAGAACTGATATAGATAATTTAGTAAGAAGATTGCCTTTACTTATGAGAAGCAATGATGGATGGGTAGCTTCTTATGGAACAGAAGTTTTAAAAGTATTAGCTGGTGCGGATACTTATGTTATTAAAACTAATGTTAATGGCATTGAAGAAATAAGAGTTAAAGGCTTACCGCCAGTTAAAGTAGATAGTTTTGGTAGAAAGTGGATTAGCTGGGTTAATACACCACAAACAAATTTACAAGAAATGAACGTGGAAGGTAAGTTTGTTTTTGTAGGTTTTACAGCAAAAGGCATAATGCCACAAATTGCTACACCAGCAGGTTTATTAGAACCACACAAAATACAAGCTGCATTAGCTGAATCTATACTTATACAAAATAGTCCACACATACCTGACTATGCACTAGCAGTAGAAGCAGTATTATTAATTTCAATGATATTGTTAACTTGGGTGTTAATAAATATTTTTGGAATATCGTTAGGAATACTATTTACCAGTCTATTGTTTTTTTCTACAGCAGGAAGTGGGTATTATTTAATACAACAAGGTTTATTAATAGACGTAACATGGTCGCTTATATCTCAGTTTATTACAGCAGCAACAGCTTTTTATTTAAGATTTAGAGAACAATACAAATTAAGACAACAAATAAAACAACAGTTTGGAAAATACTTAGACCCAAGGATGGTTAAGAAATTACAAGATAATCCTGAACTTTGTCAGGTTAATGGTAAAAGAGTTGATTGTTCTATTATTTTTACAGACCTTAGAGGATTTACTAGCTTATCGGAATCAGTTGAACCTGAAGTAGTAACCTACATTATGAATTCTGTATTAGATGCACAAGTACAAGCAGCTAATAAATATTTTGGATGCACAGATAAATTTATTGGAGATGCTGGTATGTTTCATTGGAATACTATTATTCCACAAGAAGATCATTACAATCTTGCTTTACAAGCAGCAAAAGAAATAGAAAAAAATATTGACCAGTTAAATATTAAATTTGCAGAAGAAGATATACCTGAAGTTGCTATTGGTATAGGTGTAAATTCTGGAGTTTGTATAGCTGGTAACTTTGGAGCAACAGATAGATTTGCATTTAGCCTTATAGGAGACCCTTGTAATGTAGCAGCTAGACTAGAATCAAGTACAAAGGTTGCAGGAGTAGGAGTTTTGATAGGTGAAGAAACTGCCAAATATAGCGATTTTAAGCTACAATTATTAGAACCTATAGAAGTAAAAGGTAAAGCTAAACCATTACAGGTTTATACATGGGCATAAAATATGAGTAAAGTTTTAATAGGTATAATTGCAGTATTATTAATAATTGGTTATTTTCTTTGGAATGAAAATGCAAGATTATCTGCATTAAATCAAGCTTTTGAATTACGGGATCAAGAACAACAAGCTGCTATAGAGTCTTTGCAAAATGATTTCAAATTGCAAACAGAAGGTTTATTAGAGATACAAAGTAAAAATCAAGCTATAGAAGCTGAAATGTCTAGATACTTAGATGTATTTAAAAGACATGATTTAACTAAACTAGCAGCAGCTAAACCATCTTTACTAGAGCCTAGGGTTAATAAAGGAACTAAAAATGTATTTGATAGTATTGAAGAAGACAGTCGCAGCATTGATGATCTTGATGATGGTCTCCAGTTGCAGTCTGTTTCCAAGTAAACAAAACGTACAAATAACTACTAAAGCTTTAGAAAGGCAAATAGCACAGCCTGTTATGCCTAGAGAAATAGATTTAAAAGAACCATATTGGTATGTAGTTTCAGATAAAAACATAGATGAGTTTTTGGCTAGAGTTGAAAAAGAACATGGGCAAATAGTTTTCTTTGCTATGTCTGTACCTGATTATGAACTCATGTCTTACAATATGCAGGAATTAAAGAGATATATAAATGAACTTAAACAGGTTGTGGTCTATTATAGAAAAGTTACTACAAATAAACCTGAAACAGGGGAGTAATATGAACATATCACAAGAGGGGATAGCTTTAATTAAAAAGTTTGAAGGTTGTGAATTAGAAGCTTATCAAGATTCTGTAGGTGTTTGGACTATAGGATACGGACATACTAAAGAAGTAAAAGAAGGTGACAAAATAAATCAAGATGAAGCCGAACATTTATTACAAGAAGAGATGCCTGAATACGAAGGCTATATAAATGACATGGTTACAGTACCTTTAAAACAATGTCAGTTTGATGCTTTAGTTTGTTGGGTCTATAACCTAGGACCAACTAATCTTGGCAATTCAACATTATTGAAATTACTTAATGCAGGTGATTATCATACAACACCATCACAAATTAAAAGATGGAATAAAGCTGGAGGAAAAACATTGCAAGGATTAATTAGACGAAGAGAAGCAGAAGCACTTCTTTTTGAAGGTAAAGAATGGATTGAGGTCTAATATGCCTTTAGCTAAATATGTTTTTAAACCAGGTATTAATAAAGAAGGAACAAACTACTCTAATGAGGGTGGTTGGTTTGATGCTGATAAAGTAAGATTTAGAAAAGGTAAACCTGAAAGAATAGGTGGCTGGTCTAAATTTACTACAGATTCTTTTATAGGAACTTGTAGAAAATTATATCCCTATAAAGCAACAAGCGGAGATAGTTTTGTAATATTAGGCACTCATCAAAAATTATATAATCTTAGTGGTGATGTTTACTATGATATAACCCCTATTAGAGCTACAACTACAAATGGTATTACATTTTCTGCAAGCAATGGCTCTTCTACAATAACTGTAACAGATTCAAGTCATGGAGCAGTTACAGGAGATTTTGTTACTATTTCTGAAGCAGTTTCTTTAGGTGGATTAATTACAGCAGATGTATTAAATCAAGAGTATCAAATAGAAAAAGTTACAGGAGATAATACATACGAAATAATAGCTAAAGATACTTCAGGAACAACAGTAACAGCAAATGCTAGTGATTCTGGTAATGGTGGTTCTGGAGTAGATGGTGCATATCAAATTAATTCAGGATTAGATGTTTATGTAAGAAGCACAGGTTGGGGTGTAAATACTTGGGGAGCTGGAACATGGGGTTCTGCTAGTGATTTAACATTAACTAATCAACTTAGATTATGGTCAATAGATAATTTCGGTGATGATACTATTGCTGCACCTAGAGCTGGAGCTTTATATTTTTGGGATAAATCAGATGGTCTTACTACAAGAGCAGTAGCTGTATCTTCAGAATCAGGTGCTAGTGATGTTCCAACAGCTTGCTTGCAAGTTATGACATCAGATGTAGATAAGCACGTTATAGCATTTGGAGCTAATCCTATAGGTAGTTCAACTATAGACCCATTATTAGTTAGATTTTCTGACAGAGAAAGTGCAGTTGATTGGACACCTACTGCAACAAATCAAGCTGGTGGTGTGCAATTATCTCAAGGTTCTACAATTGTAGGAGCTTTGCGTACTAGACAAGAAATACTTATATGGACAGATGCAGGTATTGTATCTATGCGTTTTGTTGGTGAACCTTTTGTTTTTAGTTTTACAGAAGTTGCCGAGGGTGTAAGTTTAATATCACCAAATGCTGCAACTAATGCAAATGGTAGAGTATATTTTATGGATCGTGATGGTTTTCATGTTTACTCAGGAACATCACAAAGGTTGCCATGTACTGTATTAGATTATGTATTATCTGATTTAAACCAAGATCAAGCTTATAAAGTATTTGCAGCTTCAAATTCAAGCGTTAATGAAGTTATGTGGTTCTATCCTTCAGGAACAAATACAGAAATTGATAAGTATGTATTATTTAATTATTTAGAAAATACATGGTCTATAGGAACAACATCAGATAATTTTGTAAGAACTGCATGGAATGAAGCTTCTATATATGAAAATCCAGTAGCAGCAAGTAAAAATAGCAGTACATCTAATTTGAATTATGTATATAGCCATGAAATAGGACATGGAGATGACACAGATGCTTTTACAGCTTTTATAGAATCAAGTGATTTTGATCTAGCACCAGATGGAGAAAGATATACATTCATATCAAAATTAATACCTGACATAGAATTTAGAGATCAACAATCAACAAGTGATAGTGTTACTTTTACTATTAAAGGCAGAGACTTTCCTTTACAAGATTTATCTACTTTACAAACTATAGATGTAACACCAACTTCTACATTTGCAAATACGAGAGCAAGAAGCAGACAAGCAGCTTTGCGTATATCAAATTCGTCTAGTGATTACGGCTGGAGATTGGGTGATTTAAGATTAGAAATTAGACCTGATGGTAAAAGATAATGGCTGATATCAAAACGATAGCATTACCATTAGCAAGCATAGAATATGATTCTAATGATGAAGCTTTAACTAGAAGAACTATAGAACAGGCTATAGAAGATATAAATGTAAAAATAACTAACATACAAAGAATGCAGTCTACAGTTACAAGTAAAGCTTCTAAGAGACATCAATTTTTATTAATGGGATTAAAACATGGCTGATGATTTAAAAGTATTAGGTCAGTTAGACCCAGCAGCTACTACTACAACAGTTTTATATACTGTGCCAGATATGACACAGACCACAATTAGTTCAATTGTGGCAGCTAATAGAACAGGATCAGCTATAACATTTAGATTAAGTGTTCATGTTGCTGGTGCAGGTGCAGATGACAAACAATTTTTATACTATGACAAATCAGTTGCAGCTAATGATTCGTTAGCTATAGTTATAGGTATAACCCTTAATCAAACAGATGTGTTGAAGGTTTATACAAGTGCAGTTGATATGAGTTTTAATGTGTTTGGTTGCGAAACTAAAGAGGAAAGATAATGGATATTAAACAACAAACTAAAAATGTAGCAGCTCAAGGTCGTTATGGCGACTCTATGCTTTTGCACGTTAATCCAGCAGAGGTAAAAGGATTAGCGTCAGCTATGCCTATAACAGTAAATCCGCAAACTGGACAGCCAGAAGCCTTTTTACCTTTTCTTGCTCCTTTAGCAGGAAGTTTATTAGGAAGTAGTTTATTAGCTGGTGTAGGTGGCATGAGTGCTTTGACAGCAGGAGCTTTAGGTTCAGGTCTTGCACAATATGCAGCTACAGGCGATTTAAAAAAAGGATTGCTAGCTGGTCTAACAGGATATGGTTTAGGAACAGCTATGCAAGGAGCAGGTGCAGCTAAAGCTGGAGCAGATGCAACAGCAGCAACCACACAAGCAGCAACAGAAGCAGCAACACAAACAGCTTTAACTAATCCTGCTAATTTAAATATAACAGACCCAACTTTACTTAATATTGCTTCAACTGATCCTACGTTAGCTTCTCAATTAGGAGCAGAAGCTTTAAATCCAGCAGGACAATTAGCAGTAGGAAAACAACTAGCAATGGCTCAACCAGCAATAGCACAAGCTGGTAGAACAGCAGCAGAAGCTTATACAGGTACTGGTGTAGATGCTTTAAAAGATGTGTTTACAGGTAATACTATTGGTGAAGGTTTTGGAAACCTAGCAACAGGATTAGCTGATCCTATGTCATACATACCAGCAGGTATAGGTATGGGCGGTACTGGCATAATGGAATCACAAGAAGCCTTTGCAAGAATGGTAGGAGAAAGCGAGGAAGCATACAGGAGAAGAAGAGAACAAAATCTTTTGGATAATCCAGAACCTATTCTTTATTCAGCAGAAGGCGGAAGAACAGGATATTTTATGGGTGGCGAGATGAGAGCTGCTATTGATAGTGTAGGTGGTCGAGATATAACAGGTGGTAATTTGCCACAGATATTTGCACCTGCCAAACAAGCATATGATGTAAACCCTGATTTTATGGCAGGATTCGCACCTGAAACTATGTATTTTAATCCAGCTACAATATCAGCCCCTGCGTCTGGTTTACAAGCAGGAGCACCTCCTATAGGGATAGATACATATGAAGGCTCTAAAGGCGGTTATGGAGGCAGACAAGCATCTATAGCACCTCAAGTATCTATAGACCCATACTCAGCTTATACAGGTTCTGCACCTAAAGGTTTAGAATTTACTGAAGCACCCATGCCTGAACCAATACAACCTATGCCTGTCTTACCTATAACTCCACCTGATTTTGGAATAGGTGTACCTGATATAGGAGGTATAGTTGGTATTCCTAATATAGGCAATATAGACATTCAATCAATAATAGATGGATTAGGAGATTATAATAGACCAGAAAGATTTATGCCCATGACAGGAGAAGATTTAGGAATTACACAACCTTTTACTCTTGGTGAACAACTTCCAAAAGGTGTTGATAATAATATAGATATTTCAAATTATTTATCTAATAAAGAAGATACTTTAGGAACTGCAAAAGATATTTTTGGACCACAAGTAGAATTTGCAACAAGTCCTGTTGAAGGCTCTAATTATATGATGACTGCTGCTGCATTAGAAGGTATGGGAATTGCTCCACAACCAGTTAGTGGTGGTGGATTAGGTGGTCTTTTTGGTGGTTTAACTCCACAAGAACCAATTGTTAGTGAAATGAATACGCAAGTTGCACCTGCATTAGATGTAACTTCTGTACCTGCTTTAGATGTTTTAGACCCAGTTGTAGCTAAACAAGTAGTTGATATTCCAACTTATAATTATAACGATCCAGCTAGATTAGCCAGAATAGATGATTATTTTGCAAGTGATAGATTTGCATCTGCATCAGGTGGTTCTACTAATTTTCAAGAAGGAGGAGCTCTAAAGCCTATTCCAGAAGATAATAAAGGTTTACCTAATTTACCTAAAGATGTAAGAAATGAAATGGGTTATATGCAAGAAGGTGGTATGACTGATATGCAAAGTGATCCACTTACTCAAGAAGTTACTATGTTTATTTTAGGTGAAACAGATAATGAACAAGCACTCAATGACTTTATAACAAAATATGGAAGTGATGCTTTTATGCAACTTAGAGAGGCAGTATTGCAGTCTATAGTTCCTAATGCCCAAACAGAAGGTTTAATTAGAGGTGATGGAGAAGGTGGAATGGATGATGACCTTAGGGGCATGATAGGCGGTAAGGAACGTATTGCAGTATCTCAAGATGAATTTATTGTTCCTGCTGATGTAGTATCAATGTTAGGAGATGGCAGTTCAGATGCTGGTTCTAAAGAACTTTATGACATGATGGATAGAGTTCGTAAAGAAAAAACTGGTACTACAAAACAAGCACCTAAATTAGCTAATGCTGGAGGACTATTACCTGCATGAATGAGCCAGCAATAAAACAAGAAGCATCTGGAGTCTACGAATTGTCTTTAGTTCCTGTAGAACAGATATCTTTAGTTTGGAGTCAAGTAGAAAAGTTTTTAAAAAAATCAGCTAGTCGTTCAGGCGGAAGAACAAGAATAGAAGATATATTTTATGAACTTATAAATAACCAAACACAGCTTTGGATAATTTTTGATACAGGTGATCTAAAGATAAATGGAGTACAAATTACTTTATTTAATACATATCCAACAGGTAAAAAAATGTTAAACCTAGAACATACGTCAGGAAAGAATATGCAAGACTGGGTTGAACAAGGTATTGAAACTATGATTAAGTTTGCTAAAGCTAATGGATGTGAAGGCATAGAAGGTATGGGTCGTCATGGTCAATGGAATTGGGTTAAAAATAAAAAGGGTTGGAAAAAACCTGCAACATTTTACGAATATATATTTGAGGATGATAAATGAGAAAATTTAAAGGTGGTGGTGGAAGTTCTGCACCAACAGAACAAACTGTATATAGCACAGACTTACCTGAATACGTTGAGCCGTATTTTAAACGACTACTGCAACGTGGTGAGGCTGAATCATTACAAGGATATACTCCATATGGCGGTCAAAGACTAGCTTACTTTTCACCTGATGAATTAACCAGTCAAGCAATGACTAGGGGTTTTGCAACTGCTGGTACACCACAACAATTTACAGATGCAGCAGCAAGATATGGACAGACCACACCATTAACTTCTCAATATACAGCAGGAACATTTGATTCAGGATATGCAGCAGGAGATGTAGGTCCAACTTATCAAGCAGGTACTATAGGTTCAGATTATAGAGGTAGACAAATAAGATCATCTTATAGACCTGATGCAAGACGTTCACAGTATATGGCAGGAATAGTTGGTGATAGCTATACACCCATAGGCTATGAACAAAATCTTCAAAGGTTTATGTCACCTTATCAACAGAATGTTATTGATGTAGAAAAAAGAGAAGCAAGAAGACAATCTGACATAATGGGAAAAGGTATTGGTGATGCAGCTACAGCTCAAGGTGGTTTAGGTGGATATAGAGAAGCTATACAGCAAGCTGAACGTGAACGTAATTTAGGACAACAACTAGGAGATATACAAACTAGAGGTAGTCAAGCAGCATTCCAATCAGCACAACAACAATTAGCAGCAGAAAGAGCTGCTGGTTTAGGTGCAGCACAATTTGGTTTACAACAATTCCAAGCTGGTGAATCAGCACAACAAGCACAAGAAAAATTAATGCAAGCTGCATTCCAAGCTGGTGAGCAAGCCAAGCAACAAGCTGCTTCATTGGGCTTAACAGCAGAACAACAAACTGAAGCATCAAGACAAGCACAAGAAAAGTTCGCACAATCTGGATTCCAATTAAGTCAACAGGCTTTACAACAACAAGGTGCTCAATCACTACAAGCTTATCAAGCAGGTGAATCTGCTAGACAACAAGCAGCAAAACTTGGACTGACTGCACAGCAACAAGAAGAAGCTGCAAGACAAGCACAAGAGAAGTTTGGTCAAAGTGCATATGATTTATCTAATCGTTACAACTTAGCTGCTGCACAGGGATTAATGGGTGCAGGTGAAACTATTAGCAGAGATGCTCTATCTAGAATAGCAGCATTACAAGGTATAGGTGAACAACAAAGAGCATTGCAACAAGCTAGTTTTGATGTTGGTTATGAAGATTTCCAAAGACAAAGAGATTTTGCACAAAATCAACTTGGGTTATTTAGTAACTTGTTAAGAGGTGTACCAGTACAACCACAACAAAGAATAAGTACGTTTCAACAACAACCTGGATTATTTCAAACAGCCGTAGGTGCAGGTTTATCAGGTCTAGGTTTATATAGAGGAATGAGTTAATGAATTTAGTAGATTTAGCAACAGAATTAGAATATGTGCCTAAAGAACAATTGGCACAAATGTCACAAGACCCTAGCAGTAGGTATCCTCAATACTTAGTATTGTCAGAAATACAAAGAAGAACTGCTAACGAAAAAGCTTATGCAGCAGCTAAACCTAGACCTACTACTACAGTAGCAGAAGAAGTTGTTGGTGAATTTATGCAACCTCAAAGTTTGCAAGCAGGTATGCCGTCTGAATCAGCTCCAACTGATGCTTTCTCTTCAGAGTCTATGGGTATACCTGCCTCTGCTCCTATGCAACAACCTATGATGATGGCTGGCGGTGGTCAAACTAAGGCAGAAGCTAGAGAAGGCATTATTGATATGATGTCTGATATAAACATAAAACGTGGTGAAGCTGGATTATCTGGATTAATGGATGCTGCTGGTGATGTTATAACTGCTGGTAGTGCTGTTATACCTATAAATGCAGCAGGTAAGTTAGCACTTATAGAAAAAGCCATGAAGCCTTTATCTGGTGCTTACAGAAAAGCTTTAGAAGCTTCTAGAAAAGGTAATGTTGAATATGCAAATTTAGACCCTCTAGTTAAAGAACAAGCAAAAAAATATATACAACTTAGTAAAGAATCTGATAAAGCTTCTTTTACTTTGGGTGCAGGTGCACCAACAGCTTTTTCTTTAGGTGTTGCTAATCAAGCAGGAAAGTTTAAATATCAAGATGAAGATAAAAAAGCTAGTGGTGGTTTAACTGAATATATGAAAGAAGTTGGCTCTGAACTTAAACGTATAAAAGAAAAAGAATCTAGATATGCAGCTAGAAACAAAAGAGAAAAAGAAGGAAAAACAATATTTTCTACTTCATTATCACCTAGAAAATATGTAATACCTGATGAAACATATAAAAAATTAACTGATAAAGGAATGGTTAGGGCTTTTGATGCCTATAGACCTATGGGATTATTGTTTAACGCTTTATCTGGAGAAGGTGCATTTAGTGGAATGGATAGAACAATACCTGAATCAAAATTAAAAAACTTAGAGTCTGCAATGAAACAGTCTCGTAATGAAATGCAACAAAGACAATTAGGTTTAGCTAGTGGTGGTTTAACTGCTTATGCTAATGGTGGTGCATTAGAACAAAGTTTTGCAGACCCATATGAAAACGTATTAGGTTCATCTTCTAATCCTTACCCTATGGAATATATTGAAGATGAAGAAGATTTAACAATAGGAGATTTACGAGACCCATTAGCAGCAGCTACAGCGTTATTAGCCCTTGATCCAAGAAGAAAAGCTTTAAGTTATTTAGGAGGTAAAGCCAAAGGTTTATTTGGTGCAATAAAAAGAAGATATAAAAAAGATGATATAGATTTAGGACCAACAGGTATGCCAGCAGGTAAAGTTAAAGTTGGAAAAGAAACTTATGATCCATCAAAAGTAACTGTTCCACAAACAGGTATAGACTTAAAAAAAGTTATTAAAGACCCTTTAATTACAGTTCCTGCTGGATTAGGAACTGCATATTCTATATCGTCTTTATCAGATGAATCTGTTGATACAAATGATAAAAATAAAACAGAAACAGATACAGAAAAACAACTTCGTTTGCAAAGAGAAGAATATGAAAAACAACTCGCAGAACTCAGAAATAAAGCCACAGGAATAGCTAAACCTAAAAAAGAAATAGACTATGACTTAGTAGGATTAGGTGGTCTTATAATGGGTGCTAGAAATATGAGTGAACTTGGTACAGGATTAGCTGGATTAGCTGAAAGAAGACAAGCTAGAGAAGATGCTTTATTAGAAGGACAAGCACAACAAGATTATTATAGAGCTAGTGCTGATAAAGTAAGAGCTGAAATAGAAGGTTTACCTTTAGAAAATAAAATGGATGCTTTAGAACAAGTAAATGATATTCTTACTAAAGCTTTAGAAGGTGAAATTGAGCTCACAGAAGAACAATTACAATATTATAATGTAGCCTCTCAAACTTTAACTTCACAAATTTTAGCGTTACAAGGAATAACTGCAAATTCATTAACAGGACTTGATCCATTAGAAGAAAATAGAATACAGTAATGAGCGTATATAAAGCACCTGATGGAAGTAAATATAATATTCCTACAGAGCCTTTACAAAGAAAAAGATTTGTTGATGCTGTAAAAAATAAATACGGAGAAGATTTAGATCAAACTTCTACATTAGATCAGGCAATAGAATTTGGTAAAGCAATACCTAGGGGTGCTGCTAGTTTAGCTTTGTCTGTACCTACAGGTATAGTTTCTTTATTTGATATTGGTGATGATAGTGCAGCACTTAAAGGTTTACGAGGTCTAGAAAAATCATTACGAGAAGATTCAGCACTTGCAGCCGATCCTAGATACGCAGATAAATTTAGTACAAAACTAGGTGAAGGTATTGGATCATTTGTTCCTTTTTTAGGTGCTGCGAAAGTAGGTAGCACTTTAGCTAAAGCAGGAGCAGTAGGTCAAAAAACTGGACAATATGGTGTACCAGCAGCATTAGCTATACCAACAGGTATGTCTGCACAAGCTGATCGTATAAACATGGCTAGAGAAATGGGTGAAGATGTTGGTGGTTTAACAGAAACAACTGCCACTCTATTAGGTGGTGCTATAGGTATTACAGAAATATTACCTGTTGCACACATATTTTCTAAAGTATCTAAAGCAGCTCCTAAATCTGTAAAAGAACAATTAGTATCTGCACTTAAATCAGGTGCATTTGAAGGTGGTCAAGAAGTAGGTGCAAGCATACTGCAAGATTTAACTGCTCGTGGTTTATATAGTGAAGAATTACCTATTGGTGAAAGTCTATTTGATGAGTTTACTATAGGTGGCATTATTGGTGCTGGTGCTGATCTGGTTGTTACTAGCATGGGTAAGAAAGGTATAAAAGACTATCACGCAGAAGAAAAAGCTAGAAGAGAAACTTTAAACAAACAAGAATTATTAAAAACAAAAAAAGTGGAATTAGGTCTTGAACAAGGCACTATTCCAGAATTTCAAGAACCAACTCAAATTGATGTTCCAAACATCCCCGCCCCCGAATCCATACAAGACCCTCTTAATTTAGATTATGTAGAAAATGCTGATGGCAGCTTTGCTATATTAGATTTAAATCAACCAGCCAATCCTATTATATCTACAGCACCTACACAGGCTGCTGCTGTTACAGGTATTGAGAAACTTAAAACAAAACAAAACAATGCTTTGTTAAAAAACCAACTAGATAATATGCTTTACCTACAAGGTAATGTTAATAGTGCTGCTGCGTTTGAATTAGGACAAACTTTATTAGACCCCATAGCTACAACTGTTACAGCTAATGATATAGCAGTTAATAACAGTAGACTTAAAGACACAGGTAAAAAGAATTTTGTAGATCAAAATAAAAATAAAACTTTTAGTATGCCTGAAGCAAAAAAACTGCTTACTAAAAAAGATTTTAACACCATGACAGAAAGTATGGCACAAGCCGTATTTAAACAATCAGAAAAGTCTGGAGAACCTTCTTTAACTGCTGGTAAACAAAAACTTAATACTACTCCTAAGTTTTTAAAGTCTATGCTTGCTTCTAAAAACATAGACCCAGATAGTATTATCTCACCTGCTTTTCAACACGCTGCTGAAGTATTTACAGGAACAAGTCAAATTTCAAGCATGACTAAAGGACAAAAAGAACTTTTGTTAGCTAGAATTCATGCTATGCCTAAGTTTAATAATAAAATTTCTTTTCCTGAATTTAGAAATAGAGAGTATTCAGCCAAAGATATGGCTGATTTTGTAGCTAATATTGGTAAAACTGAATTTACAATAGATAATGTCAAAGATTTTTTAACTCAAAGATATACAGGTAAAAAAGCTAAATATCACAAAGGTAACTTTGAAGATAATTCTTTTTTAGCAATACAAGAAGCTGATACATTTTTAAGAGATTTAAAGGATAGTGGTAGAGCAGAATTACAAGAAGATTTTGTTACATACAAAATTAGAGACAACTTTGAATTTGATATTGCAAGACGAGCTGAAAGTTTTGGACAAACACCAGAAGAGTTTAGAGCCAAGTTAGAAGCAGAAAATAAATTACCACAAGAGATTATTGACCAGTTAGTAGAATCAGAAAGAGTAAAACAAGAAAAACTTTTACCTCCAGAAGAGGTTGAACCTAAAGTTATAAATTATCGTGAAGCAGTAGAAGAGGGTAGAACTAATAAGTTTGCTAAAGAAGCTCAAAGAATATTAAACGAAAGGGGCTTGAAAGATACTGGTGTAGTTATAAGTAATGAATTGTTATCTGCTAGCACATTAAGACAAGTAAAAGATAACGAACTTATTTATGATCCAAGAGCAGTAAAAGATAGAGGCATATTAGGTGAGTATGATAAACAATCTGACATTATATTTTTATCACTTAATAGAATTAATCCTGATGGCAATCTTACAGAGTCAGATATACAACAAAAGTTAAATAGAGTTCTTGACCATGAAATGATTCATGCGTTGAGAGCTAAAGATTTAATTAATGAAAGAGAATATAACTATTTACGCAATCAAGTTAAAAGTAAAAAAGTACCTGAATCGTTTGATTCTAATTTTAAAAATAAATCTTTTTATCAAAGAAGTGTAAGTATTAATTCCGCTACATTAGAAGGCAGAGAACTTACAGAAGAAAAAAGAGAAGAGTTTTTTGTAGAAGAAGCCATAGCAGAAATGTTTAAGGCTAGAGAAGATATAAAAAATATGCCACCTAAATCACAAGGTATATTTAATAAAATTGTTGATTTCTTTAAAGGCATGGGTGAAGCAATGCGTTTATCAGGATATCAAAATGTATCTGATATATTTACTGATATTGAACAAGGCAGAGTAGGTGCTAGAGCTAGAGGAGAAATAAGAACTACAAGAGAGCTTGATACAGGCGAAGCTAGAAGAGGTTTAGGTGAGTTAGCTGATGATATAGAACAAAGAGAAGCAGCATTACCTGAAGCTGCTAGAGTCATTACTGGCGATCCTATAGTTACTACACAAGAACTATCTAAGTTACAAAGACTACCTATACCTGAACCATTACCTGAACCTATTATAGAACCAGACCCAACTGAACCTGACCCTGACCCTGCTCCAGCTCCAGCTCCTGTTGAAACAGCAACACCATATGATGTGCGTAAATTAAGCGGACAAGAATATGATAGTGACAGATTATTAATTACTAATGGTTTATTAAATAGTAAAGCAATAATTAAAGCTGGAAGTAATAGACAAAAAGGATTTTATAAAGGTGATTCTGTCAAAATGATGAAATGGCTAAAAGACAATTCGCCTAATGAAGATTACAGAATTATAGCCTCTAAAACTTATGAGACATTATTAAAGTTACAGAAAAAAGGTTTTAATTTTCCTTTAGAGTTTTCAAGTCGTTCTTTAGGTGGTGCAAGTGGACAAGTAGAATTACGTTTATTTGATCGTACTACTATGCCAATGAAAATTAATAACTCTCAACAAAGTATAAATGATAGTAAATCACTTGGTGGAATGAATACTAATGGTGTTAATTTTGAAACACTATTACATGAAGCCATACATCAAGCAACTCTTACTACAGTCCGAGATTTTAATCTTTACATACAAGGTAAAAAATTACCCAAAGATTTAAGAGCACCAGTTAAATTAAGTAAAAAAGCAATTAAAGCTTCAGAAGATTTAGAAAATGTTCAAGATAAAGTTAATGAATATATAAAAGAAAAAAAAGATTATTACACAAAAGTTGGTGCAGAGTTAAAGCGTTTTTATGATATTGCAATGGAAGCAAGCACTAAAGAAATAACAGAAACTGCATATGATGAATTTAAAAGATTAAGAAATGAATATAGAACAGAAGTTAAAAAAGAATCTTCAACAATAAAAAAATTAGCAGCAACTCTTGTAGATAATCAATTTCCAACAAATGAAAGAGTTATAAAAGGTGTGGAAGGAAGTTATCTATCTTGGAAAAAATATTACCAAGATTATAAAGTTAATGGAGGATTTGCAGAAAAGGATTTATCTGAATTTATAACATTTGGTTTAACCAATAGAGAGTTTCAAGAATTTTTAGAATCTATACCTTATAAAACTAAAAATGCTTGGAGTGAGTTTGTACAGTCTATAAGAAATATATTAGGTTTACCTGCAAAATCTAATACAGCTTTATCTGCATTTTTACAAAGTGCAAGTGATATTGTTGAAACAGGAGCACAAACAACAAGAATAGGTAAAACTGATACTGAGTTAATTGATACTGTTGATTTTGCTAATAAATCAATTGATGAAAATAGCAAAGAAGGTTTAGAGTTAAAACTTAGAGATTTAGAAACTCAACTTTACAATGCTGAACGTATTGAAGCTGATGGAAGAGGTAGAGTTTCAGAAAGAATAGCTAAACAAGATAGAGACCGAATAAATAGAATTAAAAATGAAATTCAAAGTATTCAAAACGAATTAGCACAATCTACTTTACCTGAACAACTACCTTTATTTTCTGAAGGAACAAGATTCCAAGGTGACAATAAAACATCTGAACAAGTAAAACTTAAAAGGTCTGTAGAAGAGGTAGAGGAGCTAGTAAGACAGACTCCTAGGGGTGGAGTACCCTATTACAATTTAAATGCCTCAGACGTGGCTATAGACGCTGCATTAGAGTTTAATAAAGACCTTTCATCTGTAGCTCCTAACGATATACCTCTTTGGTCTGCACCTAGCTTAGATGGTGTTGATGCTGACTTAGTTGAGGGCATAGA